GCCACCCCCGACGGTTGGCGCTCCCTGCTCGAGGACGACCTCGGGCTCTGGTTCCAGGGCTCGGACAAGGAACTCTACCGCCTGAGCAAGGGCGGCGCCATCGAGTGGCTGGGCAAGGACGTATAGGACAAGCTCTTGGCGTTCCCCATCGTGACCGCGGCGCTCTACGTCTCGAGCAAGCAAGAGGTTGCGTTCAGCGTCACCAGCACGGACGGGCTCACGGGCGGCATCCTCCGGTACCGGGAAGAGCGCCAAGCCTGGTTCTTCGATGACGTGGGCGTGGTGACGAGCATGGCCGACTACCAAGGCCGCATCGCCATCGTACAGGCCGGCGTCGTGCTCATCCAGGATACGGCGCCTGGTGTCGGCACGGCCGTCCCCTACTACGTCAAGACGGGCATGTTCCAGGGCTTCCAGGCGCTCGGCTACGGCGCCTTACAACAGGTGGGCGTGCTCGGCACCTACCGCGGCCCGTTCACGCTCGAGATAAAGAAGAGCGTCAACGGCACGGCCTTCCCCGAGAGCATCGGCATCTGGGTCGTGACCGGCGCGGACTTCGCCGTTGGCGATCGGGTGGTCAAGCTCGTGACTCCGGCCGTCATGCAGCACGACCAGTTTGCGCTCGAGTACCTGGTGACCCCGACGAGTGGCAGCGAAGGGTTGTGGCTGCACGCCGCCGCCATCGAGACCGACAAGCAACCGGGTTTTGCGCGTCTCGGCGCTGCCCACAATCTGTAACCCCCGGAGAACCAAGCCATGTCCCTGCAACTCAAGATGAAACTCCAAAGCGCCACGTGCACGACCGAGTCCGGGCAGATCGACTATCGACTCGAAGCGGTGAGCGGCCCCGAAAACGAGCCCTGGTCCAAGTTCACGCCGACCGGCTCGCTCCTCTTCAGCGTCACCAACCCCGCCTGTGCAGAGCTCGAGGCGGGTGACTATCTGGTCACGCTCACCAAGGTCGAACCATGAGCATCCCCGCACCCCGCGTAGACACGACCCGCCCCGCCGACGTGTGGCTGCACGTGGCCGACATCACGAGCGCCGACAAGGATCTGACCGCCGTGAGCAAAGCCGGCAAGTTCGCGGCTCAGATCGTGCGGCTCAACAACGCGACCGCGGCCGCGCTCACGGCCGTACTCATCCCCGAGCAGGCCGGGGCCGGGGTCGTCAGCCAACAGATCGTGGTCAACGCCGGGCAACAGTACGAGGTGCCAGTTCCAATCAAGAAGATCGTCGCCTCGGGCTCGGGTGCTCTATCCGCCGATTGCTTCTGGTGGAACGGCGGCACGCTCGAATTGAACGTTTGACGACCGAGGGGAGACTAGCGCCGTGCCGTACTTTGACCGCAACCTCAACATGTATCGGGCCTCCACCGGGGGCTACTTTGCCACGGCTGCCCTTGCCAGCGCGGCAGAGCAGGCGGCGGCGGGAGCGCCCACGACCGTGGCCGCGGCGCTCAGGCCCAACGTTGCCCCCGACGTGGGCGACGCTTCCGCGCGCGTGAGCAACGGCGAGGCCACCAACCGACAAGATTTCTTCGGTGAGGGTGGCTGGACTCCGTCAGGCCAGAAGCCCGTCGTGGCCGATGCCGAGCGCGGCCCCGACGACATGCCCAACCCCCGCAACCCGGGCGGGATGAGCAACAACGACTACCAGCGGAACAAGGCGTTCCTGACCTCGCAGTCCCGGGCCCTTGGCAACAGCAACCTCAAAGCCGGCGGCGGCATCGGCTCGACCAGTGACGCCGCGATCGGGGCCCAGCAAAGCAACGCGCCCTTGCTCACGACTGGCTTTCGCCCGGGCCTCACGGAGCGCTACGAGGCAGGGCAGGCCGCGTTCGATGCGGTCCGTCGCACGCCCGAGACGCAAGCCGCGATGGACTCGTACGGGCTCGGCACCAAGCTCTACAGCAAGGTGACGAACCAGGAGGTCCCCGGCATTCGCGGTGACCGTGACCCGCTCGGCAGCGGCAACAACCTCGGCATGTATGTCGACAACGGCCAAGAGTCGGGCACCGACATCAACGGTAAGCGCGTCGCCTATGGGGCCACGACGGGCGCGGCCGTGGGCTTTCAAGCGGGCGGCCCCGTGGGTGCGGCGTTCGGTGCCGCATACGGCGGGCTCTTGGGCGCGGGCAGACGCGCGGGCGGCACGAGCAGTCATCTGGTCCCGACGGAAGGCACGGGCAGGCCCGTCTACGATGCAAACAACAACCTCGTAGGCTACGAGGGCGGCACGGCGGGAGCGAACGCGAGCGGCGCTGGCACGGTCGGCTCGACCACGCCCGGCGCCCCCGTTGCCCCGGGTCCGGATCTGCCGAACTACGAGGCCGCGGGTGCGGACGTGGGCGGCGATGGCGGCACCAACGCCGAGACCGAGCAAGCCAAGGGCGACTACTCGGACGAGCAATCAGAGAACGAAGTCGAGAACACCAACCTTTGGCAGAACGCCAACGACGTCCTCGACAACGTGGGCCACGACAACGCGCTCGGGGACGAGGCCCGGGGCTACCAGCGCGAGGGCTTGCGACAGCAACGCATGTTGCTCGACCGGATGCTGGGCTTCGATCCGAACCAGTACGCGACTCAGTTTTCCGACCAGGCCCTGGCCCGCCAGATAGCGCTCGCGCGCAGTAGCGGCGGCGGGGCGGCCGCGCAACAGGCGGGCATCTTCGCGGCCATGGACCAGGCGCCGGCCCTCTACGCAGAAGGCGCGCGGCAAGCGTCATCCTTGGAAAACCAGCGCCTGAACGCGGCCGAGACCGCGGCCAAGAGCTTCGGTGAGCTCGGCACCATGACGCGCGGTCAGGACGAGGCCCGGAGCGCGTTCGAGAGCAGCCTATCGCTCGACATCGCCAAGCAAGTCGGCAACCTCACCCAGGGCCAGGTGCAGATGAACGAGCAGGACAGCCAGCGCTTTGCCGAGATCTGGATGGACTTCGCCAAGCTGCAATCGGTCTACGCCGGCATGTCGAGCGCCGAGCAGATGGCGTGGTGGCAACGCGAGGCGCAAGAGCGCGGCCAGGACAAGCAATTTGACGCCATCATCGCCGGGCTCAAAGCGGGCGGCAAGGTGAGCGACAAGGACCTCGTCGGCGGGCTCTTCCAACTCGGCGGCGGCGTCATCTCGAGCTACGGGCAGATCGAAGCCGCCAAGGCCAAGGCCGCCTGATGCCGAACCTCACGGGCTACGCCGAGACCACGGATCCGAATTGGATCCAGGTGCAGTTTGACGACGGGTCGAGCCAGCACGTGCAGGACCCGACCGGGACCTATCGCAAGGAAGTGAACGAGGTTGCGACCAAGCTCGGTTTCCAAAAGCCCGACACCATGGCCAATGCCGTAGCGGGACCGGGCGGCGGTGACCAGCTCGCCGGCAACAGCCTGGCCATGCCGGCGACGGCGCCCATCTCACCCACGGAAGCGGCCCCGATGCAGGTGAGCGCCGCCGACCGCGCGGTGCTCGAGGGTAAGGCGCCCGTGCCCACGCCGAGCATGGTCAGCCCCGCCGAGCAGCGCGCGCTCTCTCCTAACCCGGCCGATCTCGCCGGCATCCGACGCGGGCTCGGGGACGCCACGCACTCGCCCGCGGGGACGGCCTCGCTCGAAGGCAACAGCCTGGCCATGCCCGCACCGGTAATGGGGCAGCCCCTGGCCGGCAACCAACTGGCCATGCCGGCACCCGCCAACGCGCCGCCGTTACCGTCGCCTACCGCTCCCGTGCTCGACCTCGACTCGCTGCCGCCCATCGATCGCGGCGGCGTTCGTCAGGGCTTGGCCGCGCAAGAGGCCGAGCACCAACACGGGCTAATGGCGGGGCAGAGCCAGCAACAGGCCCAAGCCGAGCGCGAGCGCCAGGCCGCGGAAGCTGCAGCACGGGCGGGCTCCGCCGAAGGCCCGAGCATGTTCATGTCCCCGGGCACGGGCCCGCAAGTGACGACCGAGACGAGCCGCACGAGCACGGGGCTTGCCGGTGCGGATCGGACCAAGGTCGATTCCGCCAACCTCGCCGGCATCGAGGCGCGTGACAAGGCCAACCAGGCCGATCTCATCGCGCGCACCCAGCAAGTGAACGCCGAGTGGGGCCGGCTCTCGCTCGAGCAGAAACAGAAGCTCGCCGAGCAGGCCGTGCTCGCGCAACAGCAACGCGACTACGACACCAAGGTTGCGGCCAAGACGAAAGAGCTCGAGGACATCACCTCCCGCAAGGTTGACCCGGGGCAAGCCTTCGCGGGGGATGCCCAGTGGTATGCGTTCATGGCCGGCTTTGGCGATAGCTTGCAGAACTTTGGCGCGGCCCTCGCGGGTCGTGGCCCCGTCGCCAACCCCGGGCAGACCATCGATCGCATCATCAACCGGAGCGTGGCGCTACAGACCGAGCAGAAGGAACAAGACTTCAAGATGGGCCGCATCAGTGCCGACCAGTTACTGGCCGAGCGCGAGACCATCCGGAGCAAGCTGGCGACGGTCGGCCTGCAGCTGTCTCAAAACCAACTGGCCAAGGCCCGCACCCAGGACGAGAAGCTGGCGCTCGGGGCCGTGGGGCAGAAGCTCGAAGCCGATCGGAAAGAAGCCATCGCCAAGGCCGCCGCGGCTACCGCTCGGCACGAGTCCGTGACGGGCTCGACGTCGACCGCGCCAGGCACACCCGCCCACGCCAGCATGTTTGGTGGCGAAAAAGACAACTGGAACGACGTCACGACGCACTACGAGAAGACAGCCGGCGTCAACATGATGGAGAACGGGCTGGGTCGCCTGGAAAAGGGGACCGGCTGGACGTGGGACGAGAAGGCCAACAACGGCGCGGGCGGCTACATCGGCAAGGACGGCAAGCTCGTCACGGCGGAAACTGCATCGGTGCCAGGTGTCTCATTTGTCGGCGAGACACCACAGTTCCTTGCAGGAGAGGCCGGGCGTGAAATTCAAGGCGGCATCGGTGACCTCGCAGCGGGCGACGCAAAACTAAAGGACCCGGTGGGGGCACTGAGCGATAAGGGCGTAGCCGTCTCAAAGGAGACGATTGCCGCCACCACGGATGCCGGGCTACTGCGCGCGATGGAACGCACCCGCCGCGGGTTGCGCAAAGCCAGGGCAGACTTGGACGCGGCTTTCTCACCAGGCATCGTCAACGCCTCACGCCTAAGAATCCGACAAGAGACCCAGCATCAGAACAGCCAACCCGGCCTTCCCCCCTCCCGCGCACCCCGCCCGGATGAGCTCTGATGGCTGACGTACCAGTCACCAACCCGACCACCGGGGAAATCCGGATGGTCCCCGAGGACGGGGTCAAGGCCTTCACCGAGCAGACGGGCTGGAGCGTCTCGACCGCCGAGCAGCGCCACGCGGCCAAGCTCGCTCTCGGTGGCGGTATGCAAGCGGGCGATGTCGTCCAGGGCGCCGCCGAGAAGGCCGTGCGCACGGCCACGCTCGGTCTCGCCGGGCCCATGGGGCAACAGGAACGCGAGCGTCAAGCCGCCCTCGCGGAAGAGCACCCGTACGTGGCCATGGGCGCGCAAGCCGCGGGCGCTCTCGCCCCGGCCCTGGTCGCGTCGACCCTGACCGGTGGGGCTGGCGCCGCGCTCGGCCTGAGTGCGAGCGAGGCCGGGCTCGCCGCGGGAGCAGCCGAAGGCCTCGCGGGCGGCACCGCGGACGAAATCGAGCAAGCCCGCTACGAGACGCGCGACGTGTCCGCCGGCAACATCTTTCTCTACGGGCTCGGGGGCGAAATCGTAGGGCGCGCTCTCCCGCATGGTCTGGCAATGGGCGCGGGCCGCATCAAGCGGGCGCTCACCGCCGTGGAGGAAGCGGCAGGCGAGGGCATCCCGAGCGCACTAGCCGCGGCCGAGACCCGGAGCGTGGAGAGCCAGGCCCGGCTCGCCCGAGACCTGCCCCCGGGCAGCCCCGAGCGGGCGGCGGCGTTGCGTGATAGCGCCAGCCACCAGTACGAGCGGATGGCGGTAGAGAACGCGGACGATCTCGGCAAGCTCACCGAGACGACCGCGCGCATGGGCGAGACCAATGGCAAGCGCGTAAAGGAGCGTTTGCGCGAGACCATGGCCGACGCGAGCCCGGCTCAGACCGAGTGGTTCACGAGCACGCGAGAGAGACTCGACGCGGCCAAGAAAGAGATCCGGGCTCCGCTCGAGGGTGAGCCTAGACCCGGAGCGAGGGCGCCCGAGGCTCCCGAAAACCCGGACGCGTTGCGCGAGCACTTGGGCTTCGAAGCCAAGGCCGCGGGCGATGCCGGCGCCGCTCTGGGCGAGGCCGTGCCCGATGCGGCGCTGCCCGAGCCCGGCGCGGCTCCGTCCCCTGCACCATCGGCACCCCTGCCCGAGGCGGCCCCGAAGCGAGCCCCGCGGACCAGGACCATCGCCAACAGTCCCGGCATGGCGCCCATTGCAAAGGACTTCGATTCCGTCATCGACAAGGGCCTCAAGCGCCTCGACAAGACCACGGACACGGCCGAGCAGTACCTGGCCGCGCGCGAGGTGAAGCAACAGCTGCAGGCCCTGAGCGATCGGGTGGCCAAGCTCAAGGGCCCCGCCGCCGAGCAGATGAAGGGCGCCATCGACGGCGCCTGGCAGCACGTGGCCGACGGCTTGACGGACAAGAGCTTGTTTGGAGCGGCCGCCGACATCGAGCGAGAGATATCGTCCCCCTTCCGGGACAAGGTCGCGCAAAGCCTTGGCATGGTCGAACAGGACTTGGCCCGGGGCGCCGGGGATGCCGGGCGCGAGTTCGACCCGAAAAAAGTCCGGGGCTTCCTCAAGGGGGACAAGGTCGATCGCGCCGTCACCCAAGGCCATCTCGAGCGCGTGCTCGAGGGTGCCGAAGAGCAGCTAGCCGCGCACGAGCGCCATGGCACCTGGGAGCCCGCCGAGATTGCCGCGAGCCGGGAGCGCATCGGCCGCATTCGGGAGTCGCTCGGCCTCGCCGACGAGATCCACGTGGCCAAGCAAGAGGCCATCCCCGTGGCGAGCAAGAGCAAGCCCGACTCGTTCGTGGGCAAGGCCATGAACGAGGCCACGAACGCGGGAGAGAGCGCGCTCCGGGGCCTGGCCGAGTCCGGGCTCGAGAGCATCATCAACCACGTCGTGCCCTTCGGTGGCACCATGCTCAAGCTCGGTAAGCGCCTGGTCGGCATCGACGGCGCCGCGCGCGCTGCCACCAAGCAAGTCGCGCGCAACCTGGCCGGGGTCGGGCTCGGCTACGCGGAGCGGGCCGGGCTGAGCCTGGCTCGTGGCGCCGCGGGCGGTGCCGCTGCAGCCGGCGCCATGACCGCACTCGCTCGGTTCACGGGCGACTACTCGGGCCCGGAAGAGTCGTTCGAGGCCAAGCGCAAGATACTCGACGCCGAGCAGGTGACCCCTGATGTCCTGTACGACGTGCTCGGGCAAAGCCTTGGCGACCTGCCCAAGGTCAACCCGGAGCTCTTCCAGCAGATTGCCGCGCGCACGGCGGGCAAGGTCCGCTACATGCGGGACAACCTCCCGCCCGGGCTGCAGGTGAGCTTGCTCTATCCGAACGGCACTCCAGTGAGCCGTAGCGCGCTCCGGGACTTTGCCACCCAGTGGAACACCGTGATGGATCCGGAGAGCGTGTTGCAGGATATCGACGCGGGCACGGCCACGCCCTTGCAGATGGAGACCCTCAAGGGCAGTGACCCGGACCTCTACCAGCAATTGCGCGGGGACATCATCGAGCAGGTCGGCACGCACTTCGCTCAGGTGCCGATGTCGACGAAGCTACAGCTGGACTTGCTGCTCGGCGCGGATGGTCTGGCGGGCCCGATGTTTTCCACCAAGGCGGCGGACATGATTGGAGAAGCGATGCAGGCTCAGAAAGAGCAGGGCCAGAAGGCGCCGCCCCCACCACCCTCCGGTGAGAGCAAGGCGGGCTCCACCCCGAGCGGGCTCGAAGCCATCCGGACCAGCGTCACCAACCGGGGAGCGACCTGAATATGGCCAAAGCCCCGGAGTTCGGCACGTGGGATTGCGAGGCCTGGTATCTTCGCCGCGTCAAGGCCAAGGCGTGCTCGGAGCTCAAGGACCTGTGCGAGCGCGCGATGGTGGAGAACTGTTATCGGGCTACGCGCGCCTATCGGTACGCGAGCAAGTTTTCCGGCTATACGCTCACGAACCTATCGAGCTACGGCGCGGACGTGAGCGCATCGGGGCGGCCACTCGACACTAGCTGGGACGCGCCGCTCATTAAAAACCGGCTGCCGCAACTCTGCAAGAGCTTCGTCGCCAAGAGCTTCGCCAATGATTCCCCGCTCCCTCAATTCACGACCAAGGGCGGGGACTACGAGCAGACCCTGAAAGCCGAGACCCTAGACCAGGCCATCGCGACCGAGTACGCGCAAGAGCATGGCAGCTTCAGTGACGTGGCCGAACTCCACCGGCACGGCGCGCTCATTGCCGCGAGCAGCACGGGCACGTACTTCGTTTTCTGCATCGACTACGACAACGCGACCCGGCCCGAAGCCGAGCTCGACGACAGTCTGACCATCGGCATCTTTCGCGCCCACAAGTACGGCGCGATTCGCATGCTGGTGCGCACGATCTGGATGCTGCCCGAGGAAGCGATTCGCAAGTTTGGCAAGCGCTTCTCTGAGCAGATCTACGCCAACCTAGAACCGCGTGACGGCCAGTTCGTTGCCGGTCGTCCCGGGGGCGGGCTCGGCGGGGCCAACACCTTTGCGACCATCAACCGGCGCGAGGTGCGGATCCATATGGGCTGGGCCGTGCAGGTCGGCGCCGAGCCCGGCCGCCAGATGTTTTGCCTCAAGGACGGCAAGACCATCCTCCGGGACCGCGTCTACACGAAGCCGAAGCCACCGTGCGTGTTCTGGCACTACGAGGCCGATCTCGACGGCGAGTGGGGTACGCCGCTCACACAGCACGTGTTCCTGCTCAGCCAGTACCAGAACCGGATCCTGAACGACGTCGACACGGCCGAGCGCAAGACCAGCCAGGTGGTCATCGCCGTGCAGAAGGGCACGCAAGGGGCCAAGGCCATGACGAGCCAGGTGGTCAACACCAAGGCCGTGCAGGTCATCGAGGTGGACGGCCCGGTCGATAGCGCGATGAAGATCTTCGAGTCGCCCAAGTTCAGCAAGGACTCGCTCGGGCTCGAGGCCATTTACGATAACGCGCAGTTCGAGGACTCGGGCATCCCCCGCAACCATGCTCAGGGCACGCACGCGGCGGGCGCTCAAAGCGGCATCCAAGAGTCGCTCCGGGCGAGCTACTACACGGAGAACTTTGCCGACGCCGAGCGCCGCGCCATCCAGGTCCGCGCCATCGGCACGGCCACCATCTTTCTGTGGGTCTTGCAGTCCCTGGCCGAAAAGGGCTTCGAGCGCTGGATCGGGGACAAGAGCTTCCGGCGGCTCATCAAGTCGACCGATCTCGATCTCGACGAGGACAAGTACATCACCGAGATCAAGGCCGTCGGCGAGGGCAAGGACAGCCCGGCGTCGCGCCTCGAGAAGGCCGAGAAGTGGCTCAACAACCCAGCCGTGGAGTTCAACGGCGGCAACATGGTCGAGATGCTCAAGACGTTCGACGTCAAGACCGCCGAGCAGCGCGCCAACGCCATCCACGAGTGGGTCATCGAGCAGGTCGAGCGTTGGCGCAAGGCACCCGCTGCCGAGATGCGAAAGCCAGACTTCTATCAGCCCCCGGAGCGCTGGTTCCAGGTGCCGGCTTTGAAGGATGCCCTGACCACCCTGGCCTTCGAGTTCCTCAAGGCGCGCCAGGACAAGGTGCCGGACAATCGCCTCGCCTGGTTCGAAAAGTTTGGTAACGAGTGCACGGTCATCATCCAGACCGAAGAGCAGCGGATCGCCGCCTTGCAGAATCCGGGCGTACCCATGCCGGGTGCGCCTGCACCACCCCCCGGGGCAGCACCGCCCGGAGCGATGGCGGCTTAGTTTCGAAGAGACCACCAGGGCCCGAGCGGCCCCTTTGAAAGGCAAACATGAACGAGCAATTTGACATCGGGCGAGCCGTCACCGAGATGCGGCACCACGGCAAGAAAGTGAGCCGCGAGGGCTGGAACGGCAAGGGCATGTATCTGGTCTTCCAGAAGAGTTACCCGGACGGCATCCCCATCAACAAGAACACCGCCGACGCCACGGGCATCCCCGCCGGCACGGTGTGCAGGTTCCTGCCCTACGTCCTGATGCACACCGCGGACGGCGCGTTCGTGCCCTGGCTGTGCTCGCAAACGGACCTGCTCGCCACCGATTGGGGTGTCGTCCCATGAGCGCCGACGCCTTCGCCCAATACCTGCAACGCACCGTGAAAGAGCTTCGCCCCTATATCGAGGGCGAGAAGCTGCCGGCAACGCTCGCCATCTCCCCGGCGGACTCGAAGGCGGGCTCGCCCAAGCTCGGCGACATGATTGCCCGCAACCCGAAGAACCACCAGGACCAGTGGCTGGTGTCCGCGCAATACTTTGCCGACAACTTCGAGCCCATGGAGGCGCCATGAACGCGGAGCCCATGAGTGAGCCCGAGGGACCACCCACGGAGCCGCCCGCCGCCGGGATTCATTTTGGCGAGACCGTGAGCATTCGCATCTCGGTCGTCAATGAACGCGGCGCGACCCTGGACATGTTTGGCATGAGCGCCCGCACGCGCGGCCTTGCGCTGGCCGGCATGAAAGAGGACGTGGAGACGCGCCTTCGCGAGGCGCAAGATGCTTTGGTTTTCGGCCAGGCCCGGGTCGAGGCCCTCACCAGACTGCGCGCGCACATCGAAAGCGAGACCGCCAATGCCTGACGCCGCCCCGGCAACCCCGGCACCTGCCCCCGCTGCCAAGGCCGCCCCGCCCCCGGTCGCGCCCGCGAGCACGTTCAACGACCGTATCGCCGCCGCCAAGAGCATGGGCACCCCCGCGAGCACGGCCGCTGCCGTCACGGCCAAGCCCGCGCCCGTGGCCGAGACCCCGACCGAGAGCGTGGCCGAGACGGAGCCGGAAAGCCCCGAGCCAGCGCCAGCCGAAGGCGAGGAAGCCCCGGACTCGACCGATGAGGCCGAGCCCGCGGACGAGACGCCCATTCCCGGTACCGATGCCGAGAAGCTCACGACCGGGCTAGCGCTCATGCAGAAAGGCGATCTCGACGCCGCCGTGCGCGCGCTCGGGGGTGACCCGAAGCTCATCCCACTGCCGACCAAGAAAGCGTTCCGGGCCATGGCGCGCCGGGAGCTCAAGGCCCAAGCCCGGGATGCCGCGTTCGACAAGGCCAAGGCCGAAGCGCAAGGGCATCTCTCGACCGAGAGCAACCACCTATCGCAACAGCAACGCGCGCTCGCGGCCCGGTACGCTCCCGCCGACGAGAGCCGCACGGCCTGGGAGAACGAGGACTTCCTCGCGTGCGGCAAGGCCCTGGAAAAGCACTTCAAGACGGATCTGGCCACTATCACCCAAAAGCTCGCCTCGGGTAAGGTCGGCAAGACCCCGGAAGAGAAGAACCTGAGCGCGGAGCGGGCAGCCCTTGCCAAGGAACGCGCGGACTTCGAAGCGGCCAAGGCCAAGGAAAGCTCGAGCAAGACCGTGGCCCAGAAGCGCGAGGCGGCCATCACCCGCGTCGGCGAAGGGCTCAAGCTGCACCCGTACATCGCCGGCACCGACGGCAAGCCCGACCCCGAGGCCCTGGAAGAGGTGTTCAGCGCGTACGAGAAAACATGGGACGGGGAGAAATTCACCAAGACCGCCAAGGCGTGTGCGGACGAGTTGCAGCAAAAGCTCGAAGCGCGGGCGGCCAAGCGTGGCCTGGTCAAGGCCGGGGCTACTCCTGCTCCGGTCTTGGGCAAGAACGGTAAGCCCGCCGTCGCGCCCCGCCCCCGCATCGCCGAGCCGCCACGGACGGCGCCGCGCAACAACCTCGGCACCGCTGCCGATCTCGACGCCACCCGCGCGTCCCGGCTCGCACTGGCCAAGCGCGTGACCGAGCAGCAACGGCGAGGTGTGCGGTGAAACTCACGGCCAAGAACAACACGATCCTGGTCAAGCCGAACTACGAGGTCCTCAAGCGCCTATCGCAGTTTCACGCGGACGGCGAGGTCATCAACCACCCCGTGTTCGGCGCGGTCAAGATGCATGCGAGCCAGGACTACGTGAACACGAGCCCGGGCAACAACATCGCATGGGGCACGGTCATGAGCGTCGGGCCAGGCGCGGCCTGGATGGCGGGCAAGGCCACGTTAGATGAAGTACTGCAGCCGGGCGACATCATCGGCTTTGACGTGCAGCACGAGGTCAGTACGCCGTTCGAGGGCGAGAAGGTGTTCTTTCTGCCCGTGGACCAGGCCTTGTGCCGGTTCAACCCGGACGATCCGCTGCCGGTGCCGCTCGGCTTCTACATGCTGACCGTGGAGGAGCCGGGCGCGGCCGAGCGCTTCACGTTCAGCGGTGCCGCGCGGCAGTTTGCCTTACCGCGCAACTCCGCCCGGGGCTCGCTCCGGGTGAGTGACTCGCCGCACAGTAACGTGAAATTCACGGTGGAGCGCGTGCTCGACGTCGGCCCGGGCGGCATGGGGCATAGCGAGATCCGGACCGAGCTCAGCAAACACGAGGAAGTGCGCGAGCACGTCCGGGTCAATGGCGAGACCATGGGCTCGCGTGTCATATCGAGCAAGGTCATCGAGAAGCGCCAGACCCCGGTCTGGATCCAACCGGAGGTGACGGCCATCGGGCAACTCGCCGTGTTCCTTTTCACGATGAGCGTCGACGTCATGATCCGCGGCGTGCGGCATCGCTTGACGAACTGGGACCGGGTGCGGGGCACGGTCGAGGAAGACGCGCCCGTGGCGACCCTGGTTCCACCTACCGAGGCCGAGTGCCTAGAGACCCAGCTCGATGCGCTCGACGCCGCCGGTTACAAGATGCGATGGGGGACGGGCTGACCGCCGTCGCCATCCCCCCGGACTGGCCCGTGTGCGGCGCGCCCAATCGCGATCCGCGCGTGGGCCAGGTATGCCGCGCCGCCGGTGACGGCTACGGCGGGCGCTGCCGCTGGCATGGTGGGCTCGCGCTCCCGCCCGGGGAGTGGACGTTGCTCTACGTGCAGACGGGCATCTACGTCGTGCCCTGGAACGCGGACGAGGCCGAGGACGCGTCCAGCGGCTTTCGGGTGTCCTGGCGCACGGCCGCGGCCCTGGTCGAGACGGGCAAGGTCCGGCGCGGCGTGTTCTTTCGCCGCATGGGTCAGAGCCTGCTCCGGCGCTTTCAGACCAGCGAGGTCACGGCCAAGGTCGTCTCCCACCACCGGTGCGTGCGGGAGTATGCGTTCGAGGTGGAGGCGTGAGGGGCCGGGAATGGTGGCGGGCGTTTCTCAACCCCGACAATTGGATCCGTTTCGTGGGCGGCTTGGCTCTTCAATACGTGCTCCGGCACTGGATCAAGGGGGACCTGCCATGAGCGATCCTGATCTCGACCAGGCCTACACCGAGCGCAACCGGCTCGTGGCCTTTCTCGCCCGGTGCTTCCCGTCCGGGCTCCGGCGCACGGACATCCCGGGCTGGGATGAGGCCTGGCACGGGTGCGTGTTCATCGACACCCCCGAAGGGCAGATGTCCTGGCACTACCACGACAAGGACGCGTTCTTGTTCGTGGGGCTGCCGCCCTACACCAAGCCCTGGGACGAGCACGGCACGGCCGAGAAGTATGAGCGACTGGCCATGCTCACGACGCGCGTGGGTAAGCGTGACCTGCCATGACCGCCCTCGCCCCCATCCCCGATCCGGACGATGACGGCCTCACGAGCGCGCTCGCCGACGCCATCGTGCTCGCCATCGAGGAAGAGTGCATGCCGCGCAAGTTTGCGGCCACGTACAACGGCGTCTCCCCCAAGACCCTGGAACGCTGGATTGCGATGGGCGCGACCGGCACGGGCTCGGCCCTGCACGCGAGCCTGGCCAAGCGCGTGCTCCGGACCGAGGGCGGCAAGGTGGGGAAGGTCATGCGGAATTTGAGCGCCTTATCGTTCGAGGACGGCAAGGCGGGCGAGGCCTTCCTCAAGCTCTTCAAGCCCGGGGACTTTGGCGGACCGCGCCGGGAGCCCGACGAGTTCGACGGCATCGAGCGCAACGCGCAGAAGCAAGACAAGCTCTTGCAAAGCCCGCCGCCGCGGCTCCGGGCCAAGATGGCGTTGCACGGCTGGTGGCAGTTCCCAGTCGATCTGAGCGGGGACGACCGGGCCGCGCTCGTGGCCATGCAACGCAAGTACCAGACGGCCGCGCTCCTAACGGCGCCGCCCTCCGACAAGGCACCGCAAACGAGCGAGTGACGGCGTGGTGAGTGAGCGGCGAGTGGATCGAGGACTGGCAGGACTGCTTTAGCGAGTTCGAGCCGCGCTTTGACCTGAGCGCGCACCGGCACGCAAAGCAACACGCCATCAGCATCGACCCGGCCTGGATCCGGGCCGTGTTGGGGACGCGCCGGTCGGGCAAGACGGAAGAGTTCTGTCTCGAGGCCCTGGAAGTGGCGGACCAGTTCCCGGGCGAGACCGTGCCCTACGTGATGCCCACCATCGGGCGCGGGCGCGATGTCGTGTTCCCGAAGATGGAGGAGCTGTCCAAAGCCTTCAAGCTCGGTCTGCACATCAACCGGAGCGAGTTCAAAATCTTCACCCCCGCGGGCGGCATCGTGCAGCTCTACGGGCTCGCCACCCGCCCCGACGCCGAGAAGGGCCGCGGCGGGCGCTTCCCGCTCGTCATATTCGACGAGTGCGGGGCTCAGCCACAAGACACTCTCAAGCTCGCCGTGACCCAGACTTTTGGCCCGGCAACGGCGGACTTCCGGGGCCTAGGCGGGCGCGGCATCTTGATGGGCGGCACCCCCGGGTACGAGCCGGACTGCTACTGGGAACGGCTCATCGGGGGCAACGGGCATCAAAGCAAGTTGGGCGCAAGCGTCCACTTCATGACGATCTGGGACAACCCGTTCTTCCGGGGCCGCGAGCAGCTCATCATCGACGCTCACCTGGCCGAGAACTTCATCACCACGACCGACGCGGGCTTCCGCCGGGAGTGGCTCGGGGAGTTCTGTAGCAACACCGAGGGGCTCTGCTACCAGCGCTGGAACGGCCTGCTCTTGCCCCGCCATATGGTGCCGCGCGGCGGCTACACGGTCATGGGCCTCGACCTTGGAAAGCACGACCCGTGCGCGTGGGTGGTCATCCGCTTCGTCGTCACCGAGCAGGTGGTCGGCGACGTGGTCCGGTCGATCCACCACGGCCACGTCATCGCCAGCTACGAGAAAAGCGACTGCTCGGTGGAGGAGATGGCCTCGATAACCCGGCGCCTGAAAGAGGCCTACCATGTCTCACACATCGCAGGCGACTCGGCGGGCCTAGGCGCGACCGTCATCGAGGAACTGGCCAAGGTCTACGGGCTACCGATCGTCCCGGTGAAAAAGAGCGGCGTCAGGCTCGGGCGGATCTGGATGGCGGACAGCATGTTTGGCGCCGGCACGCTCCACGTCCACGAGGGTTGTGACTCGCTCAACCGGCAGCTCAAGGCCGTGCCCTGGGATGAAAAGCGCAAGGGGCACCACCCGCGCTACCCGGACCATTCCCTCGACGCGATGCTGTACGCGCTCACGCTCAGCCGCCAGCACGAGGTAGACACGGCCCTGCCCGCCGAGCCCGGGAGCAAAGCGTGGTACGCCGAGCAGGAGCGAAAGGACGAGGCCGCGGCGCTCGAGTACGCGCGCCTACGCCGCTCGGGCCTGGCCGCGTACGCGCCCGTCATCCACCTCCCGCGCGCGCCGCGGATCGTGCTGCCCGAGTTCGAAGAGTGGCAGCGCCGCCGCGCCGCGTGAGTCGACTGGCCTAGCGGTGCCGGCCGGCGCGTGTTACGTTCCGCGTTGCCAGCTGGCCCGGGTGCGCGTCAACCCACGTCGCAAGCTCCAAAGCGCGTGCCCGGGCCGCTTCCTCACGAAAGGCTTTTGGTGATGAGTAGCGAGCAACCCGTAGGCATCGTGGTCTTGGTCTACGACGTGCCCACCGAGACGTCGCTCACGCACGCGGCGCTCGCGATCGAGACCGTGCGCCGGCTCGGCCCGGGCAAGGTCCTCGTCGACCATGCGGGCCCGGGCACGTACCTGGCCCAGCTACTTCAAGAACGCGGCATCAGCGTGCAGGCCATGAAAAAGCCGCTCGCTGGTCTCGCCGATCCGGACGACACCCGCCTCCGGGTGCTCAACTGCCGGGCGCTACTCGAGCGGGCGGCGGCGGTGCTCGTCGGCGAGATGACGGACCCTGGCCTGGACGATAAGCGCAAAAACCTGCTCTTCGATATCGAGGCGCTTTCCGAGCGGTGCTGAGCGTGGCGGATCAGCCCGGCAATCTCACGTTCAGCGAGTTGGCCTGGGTGCGACGCATGATGACCGTCGACCAGGTGGGCGGCACCGAGCTGCACAGCGAGCAGCAACTCGGCTCCCGCGCCAAGCTCTTCGATGGCGTCGACCGGCAGATCCGGGCCCGGGTGGCAGCAACCATGCCGGGCGTCCTGAGTGACGCTCGCGAGCAGATCCTGGCTCAACTCGGCCCCGAGAAGCTGACGGCCGTGGTCGAGAAGCACCGGGACGACGTGGCCAAGCGCATCGGCAAGCTCGAACGGCAGTTCGAACTCGAGGCGGGCAACCTCATCGATCGGGCCGTGGAACGAGCGCTCACGCTCGCGGGTGACCTCATCGTGTCCCGCATCGAAAAGCGAGTGCGCACCGTCGTCGCAACCGAGTGCGCCAAACAACTCCGGCGGGTCATGAATCCGCCCAAGGCCGCAACGGCCCCAACCAACCGAAAAAGGAAATCCCCATGACCGAGAACGAACTCGCCCGCGTCACCAAGCTCCGGGCCCGCATCACGGACCTCAAGGCCAAGGTGCAGACCGAGCGCGCCGCCAAGGCCGCGATCAAGGCGGAAGCGAAAGAGGCCATCGCGGCCATGAAGAGCAAGACCAAGACCGCCCCGGTCAAGGCCAAGCCGAGCCGCGCGCGCCGCCAGACCCGAAGCCAGTCCGCTTCCGCCGCTGCCTGAGCCGCCTCATGTTTTTGCGCCCACAATCCGAGCTCGGTTGGCTGATGCTTCAATGGCTGGCCGTGCTCGTGTTGGGGCATAACGTGCAGAAGGATCCGAGCCTGCTCGGTGGTAGCCGGCGGGGCGGAAAGACGGCGGCGCTGGTTTCGCGGCAGGGTAACCATGAAGCCGCCAAGCCGCGCCAGGTAAAGCCACGCGACCCGGGCAGCTTCACGCTCGGGCCCGCCCCGCTCTGGTGGCTCTCGTTCGCGAGCGAAGCGGACGTGTTCCTGGGCCTGGCCATCGTGGAGGCCCGGAACCATACCGAGGCCGTCCAGCGCACGCTCACGCTCGGCATCAACCCGGGCGGGCAGGTGGCGGCCATCGAAATCCCCGCGGACTTACGCGCCACACACGAGCCCTACCGGGACCGGCTGCTCACCGAGGACGAGGCCCGTGCGCTCGAGGCCAAGCCGATCCGCGAGTGGGAAGAGACGGGTGACCTCACGCCCGAGATGCTCGAACACCTGGCAGCGTCCGGGCAACTCGTCACGCACACCCAGCCGCCACCCGAGTTTGACGCGACCGCTTTCCTCGAACGCCATTACGGCCCGCTCAAGGCAGCCCTCGGGGAGTCCCGGCTCCGTGAGTTCAGCGATCGGCTAGCCGCGCTCGCCCTGACCGACCCGCGCGACGAGGGTGCCGGGTATGTCGACCCGGCAACGGGCGAGCCTGACGAGGCGCTCTACAAGGTCCCTGGCGCGCTACTGAACGTGACCCGCGCGTTTGCCGTGGAGATGGGGCTCGATCCGGAGAAGCTCGAGCGCGTATGAAAGCCGCCGCCCGCCAGGACTGGCGCCTGTCCCCGATCGGCGCCGAGCCGACGTGGCCCGCGGAGTGGGAGGCCAAGTACCGGGGACGCTGGCAGACCCGCACCGACGAGAAAGGGCTCTTCCCGGCGCCGGCACCACCCAAGCCCCGCCCGCCCAAGCGCGACGAGTGCCAGTTCTTCATCATCATTGCCCGGCGGCCCACATGAACTGGCAGGCCCTCATCCGCTCGGCCGCGGTCGCGCGCTTTTACAAGACGGGGCTGTGTGATCCATTCAAGCTGGCGCGCGGGGACTTGCTTCGATTGCTGGCCGAGGTCACGGGCTGGACGCCGCGCGATCGGGACATGATGCTACGTGGCGAGGGCTTCCTACGCTTACAAGTGCGCGTCTACGTGCCGGAGCTGCAAATGCAAATCATGGTCGACGAGTGGGAGAAGGCGGCGTGAGCAAGGCTGCCGAGATGGCCGCCGACTGGTGGACGGAGCGCCTGCAACAGGGCGACAAGGCCGCGTTTCGGGCAGCGCTCTTGCCGCTCATCGATGCGGAGCTGACCGAGCATGGTATCTGCCGTCTCGATTGCGACTACGACCCGCGCGGGGCGCTACTCGAAGCCGTGCACGCGGCGGGCTTGGAGTGCAAGGGCTTCATGTTCTCAGCCAAGGGCATCTTGCCCACCAAGCATTCGCTTCGCGTGACCCTCACCGAACTCGAGCCGAAAGAGGGTTACGGCAACTGGACGCCGACCATCAAGGTCGAGGAAGGGACGGAGCGGTGAGCGAACTCGACGAGTGTTTGAACAAGTGGCTCGACGATGACCGCATGGTCCGGAGCCTGTGCGAGACCGTGGCGATGAATAGCCCGGGAGCGGCGGCGGCCATGGCGCTGGTGCTCAAGACTTACAACGCGCGGGTCGAGTCAATCGAGATGCTCCGCGTCCAAGTCGGCCGCACCGAGATGGCGCTCGACCAGGCCGAGTCGCGATGCCTGACGCTAGAGGGTGCCAAGGACTCGCTACGCGCTCGCCTCGAGCGGGTGCGGGTCGCCTATGACCGGTGGAGCCGTAACGCCTCACCGTCGGGCGAGTTCGAGGCAGAGATGCGCGCCGCCCTTGGTCCCGAGCCCGCCCCAACGCTCGAAGCCCTCGACGAGGGCTGGACCGCGCTCCACCGGGCGATCGACGAGGACGCCGTCCCCGATCCGGAGTAGGCTTCCGCCCCATGTCGCTCATCTCGATCCTTGTCGTGCTCGTCATTGCAGGGCTCGTGCTCTGGGCTGTGAGTCAATTCCCGCTCGATGCCACCATCGTCCGCATCATCCGCGTGGTCGTCGTCGTGTTCGTGGTCTTGTGGCTCTTGCAGGCGCTCGGGCTGCTCGGGCACGTCGTCCAGATCCGGTGAGGGCGCGACCTGCCCGCCCGCCCCGTTCGGTGGTAAGCTCCCGCCATGAGCATCGAGAAAGAGCTCGCCCGGCGCCGCTTCCAGACGAGCGCCGACGGCATCCAGCGCCGGCACCGCCAGGCGCAAGAAACCGCCGCGCGCCTATCCCGCACGGTGACGCAAACGAGCCAGCCCAACGGCGTGCACCCGTCCTTCCGGGGCCAGATCGAGGCGGCTCAGCTCAAGGCCAAGGCCATCGCCGACGCGCCCCTCACGCGCCCTGACCTCGACCACGTGCTCGGCAAGCTCCGGGAGCAAGGCAAGCTGCCGCCCGTGGAGAAGCCCGACAATGTGGGATACGAGCCGACCCCGGAGGAAATCCTAGGCGAGCTAGCCGCGTCCCCCGGCTCCGATCCGGCGGGGCTCGAGGACAGCCCGAGCGTGGACGATGTCCTGGCATCCGGTGACGGCTCCGGTGATGACGCCGGCAGTGACGGCGACGCGGGCTGGGACGCCCCGCCAGCCCCGGGGATTGCCCCTGCCGGCACGCACCCACCCCCGGCACCGAACACGACGGTTGCGCTGCCCGGCCCGGTGCGGCACCATGTTGGTAAGCGCGGCCGCAAGTAGCGGTATCGCGCCCGGCTAGCGAACGAGGCCCCTCATGCGGCGGGGCCCGCTCGTGTGTCACCGTCAATCTCGGCGCTGCCTTCGCGAGCAGCCCCCCGAGTAGTCACCGCGGGGAAGCGTGACCGTGTCCACGGCGGACGTTTAAACGCTCGACGGCTCGTTCTGAGCAATGGCGGGGCCGTACCCCTGCCCACCCAGCACCGCAACTAGGGTCCGCGCAGCCTGGCGAATTGGCTGTCCACCCCCAAGTGCTGGAGTGCAACGGCCATGTCGGACGTCACGTTCGCGACCAATTTCCTCAACATCTCTTATGTTGACGGCGATCTAATTCATCAGGCGTCAGTACGCGCCAACCCCTCGATCAAGCTCTTCACCATCAAGGAAGCCGGCGGCTCAGCCGTGGACTCCCGGTTCATGTTGCGCGGCGCTGCCGGCATGAGCGGCAACCTCACCGACGCGCAAGCCATCGCGGCTCAGAACAAGAACGGCCGCCACTACAGCTGGAACGTCCCGTTCGGTAAGACCCGCGGATCTTTCCGGATCCCCTACGAGGACATCATGGCCTCGAAGCTCGACGAGGCCGCCGAAGGCAAGGCCCTCGAGATCGAGATGGAGAAGGGCGTGGCCGAGTGCGGGAGCAAGCTCGTGCAGTTGCTCTTCGGTCGCTCGGGTCTCGCGGGCGGGCTCGGCGTCTACACGGAAGCGGCTTCCGGGGACTTCCCGACGTTTGCCATCCGCTTCACGGACGGTTCGGACGCGCGCAACTTCCAGCCCGGTGACAACATCGTCATCGCAGCGGGCACGGGCGAGAGCGCTCAGAGCCTGGTCGGGGACGTCGGCTACGTGCTCGATGCGGATGTCGAGGACGGCTTCGTCCGCGTTGCAGGTCTCTCCGATCCGGACACGGCGGGCAACCCCGGCGGCTGGGTCACGGGCACGACCTACTACGTGTTCAACCTCGGCCTGCACGGCAACGGCGCTCAGTCGGATGTCATCATCCCGATCGAGGCGTACCTGCCCGCGTCCCGCGCCAACGACACGTTCCTCGGCGTAGCCCGCTCCGACTCGTCCTCGCTCTCGGGCGCGCGCCTGAGCACGGCGGAAGAGACCGGCAGCATCGCGACCAGGGCCAAGCGGCTCATCACCAAGATGCGCGGCCGCTACACGGACATTGCCAAGATGGCCAACAAGGTCGTGCTCAACTCGGAAGACTTCGGCACGTGTGACGAGGATCTGAACGCGCAAGTCGTTCGCTCTCCCGCCATGACCACCGAGAGCGGCTACGAGGCGATGACCATCAACACCGCCAACGGCAAGACGGAGCTCATCAGTGAGCCCTATAAGAACAAGGGCTCGGGCTTCGTTCTGTCGCCGTCCTCGCTCGTGCTCTATAGCCAGCTGGGCAAGGGCCTGTTGCTGGACTTGGTCCGGCACAACGGCAACGTGACGCGGTTGATGGAGGGCTCGAACGATCTCGAGGTCCGCACCTTCTCCGCCCTGGCCAACACCATCGGAGCTCCTTTCGCCCACGGCCGTTTCGCAACGACCGGCTGAGCTCGGCTCCGCCAGAAAGGAGAACCGACAACATGTCCATCTCGGAATGTGGAACGCCGGTACGCGGCTCGGGCAAGGACCTCACGGTCTGGAAGCTCGAGTGGACGTATACGGACGGGAGCGGCGCCGTGTCCCTCGACACGGCCCAAAGCGACCGGAGCCAGGCCGTGCCGACGCCCGTGGCCGATGGCGGCACCGGCATCGTGAGCGTGACGTTTCCAAAAAGCCTTCGGGCCTGGATGCTGCACGGCTCGATCGAACCGGCGACGGAGGCGACGCAAGCCAACATCCGGCACGCCGTCCCCGTCGACATCAGCGCCACGGCCGGCACGATGAAGCTCTACACGTACGCCATCACCACGGATCCGGCAGAAACGGACCCGGAGAGTGGCTCGCGCGGACGGCTCACGTTGCTGCTCGAACGCCCCTGACCTCACCCCTCCCCACTCAACCCTTTGACGAGGCGGGCCCCTAACGGCTCGCCCATGCCCTCGCACCGGAGATCAATCACATGACCGCTACACTGGCCTGGAAGACTGGCGATTTCGACCCCTACACCCGCGACCAAGCGAGCCGCTTTCGCCTGCTGGCTCTCGGCTTTCTCGGCGTCGGCACGGCTGCCGAGCGCGCCACGGCTCAGGCGTATTTGACCAAGTCCCCGGACTTCGCCGCCGAGGTGCAGGCGACGACCGACACGAGCAACCTGCAAGCCGTCGACTTGACGGACGAGGGCGTGACGTTCCCAGCCCGGACCATTCGGGAGATAACGCTCAAGAGCTGGTGCCTGACCGACAATGACACCTACTACTACGAGACCACCGAGAGCGTACTTGGCGGCACGACCCCGGTGCTGCTTGGGCAGAAGATTATCTCGGGCTGGGCCGAGGAAGCGGGGGTACCGAGCGAGTACGGCCGCGTGCACTTCGCCGCCACCATCACGGCCCTGACCACCATCACCACCATCTTCGCCAGCAAGGGCTATGCCCTGGGCGACATCGCCTCGGGCAAAGCCGATCTCAACGTGCCCCCCAATCGGCTCCTGCTCTGCAAGCAAGCGACCCTCGACGCCTCGGTCGTGAGCGTGACGGCCGCGGGCGTGCAGGTCGGCATCGACTACACGAACCTAGACGGGCTCGGCGCCGGCACGGGTGGCGTGGTCTTCTATGAGCAATTCACGACCACGGACGTGCTCACGGATGACCCGAAGCTGGCGACCCGGCTCGATCTCGCGTTCGAGGTCTGGCCCGCGTTCAACCATCGCCTGGTCATGAACTCCAACAACGTCGAGGTGCAGGTGACCGGGCACGACAACATCGGCGACGACAACCTCAAGCACTACGTGGAGGTATACGTCGGGCCCGCCCGCGCGATCGGGTACTCCGCGGTCTAACGTTTTCCGGGGCGACGGGCGAGTTATTAAGCCTTTCGCGCTCGTCGCCCCGTGAATTTCTACGAAAGGCTTTGCCCGGAAAGGCTCGCCCCATGCTCATCATCGCCACCGTCCTACTCGGTCCCGGCACGGACAAGACCGTGGCCGACGCCATCGCGTCCGTCGCCGCACACGTGGACCGGTTCCTGTTCATCGAGAGCGGGGGCGGCGCCGCTCCCGTCTACGCCGCGCAAGCCGCGGCCATAAAGGCGGGCAAGCCCTACACCCTGACCGAGTACCAGTGGCAAGCCGACTACGGCAAGGCACGGCAGTTTGCGCTCGAGCAGGCCCGGGCGGACGGCGCCGACTACGCGCTCACGCTCGATCCGGACGAGCGCGTGGAGCTCGACGGCAGTGTCCGGAACATGCTCGAAGCGCACCCGACGGTGGACGTCTGGGCCGTGAAGGATCGGGACGACGGCTACTTCAAGGAACGCCTCATCCGGTGCGCCGCCGCCTGCCACTGGCACGGCACCGTGTGTGAGAACGTCATTGGCCACGGTGAGCGCAAGCGTTTGCAAGGGCACTTCTGGGAGGTGCCCAAGACCCCCGAGCAACTGCAAGCCCGCTACGCCCGCGGCGTCACCAGCATGCGCGCCCTCATCGACCAGGGCGAGGAGACCTATAAGTGGTATCGCCACATGGGCACGTGCCTGATGGGTCTCGGTCGGCGCGAGGAAGCGCTCGGCGCGTACCGGCGCGCCCGTGAATTGGCGCTCACGCCCGAGGACCAAGCATGGTCGAGCTACCTCATTTGCGAGCAACTCGTGCTCCGGGAAGAGCACGACGAGGCCAAACGCATGGCCGCGCTCGCGCTCGCGGACCATGGCGGATTCGTGCCCGAGTTCGGCTGGATTATCGCGTTCGTGGACTTCAAGGCGGGCAAGTTCCAGAACGCCTCGCGTTGGGCTCAGCTGGCGCTGAACTGCCCACCCGACGGCACGCGCGTGAGCTTCCGCGGCAAAAACTACATTCAGGGCTGCCGCAACCTGCTCTTTACCATCCACTCGGCGCCGGCTCAGGCCGAGCAAGCCGCTTGAAAGGACAACGACCATGGCCACCAAGGAACCGGACTACGATGCGATGGCAGACACGGCGGACGAGCCCACGGGCGCGCTCGCGCTCGGGGATGACGAGGAAGAGAGCGACCTCGACGCGGAGTTCCTCATGCACGCCAAGGAAGCTGGGCTTTCCGAGCCGCAAGCCCGGGCCATGAAGCTTGCCATCGAACGGTGCGTCGAACTCAAGGGCTCCGGCGACTACGGTGCCGAGGACGACGAGCCCGACGCCGACGACGAAGCGGCGGAGTAACCCGGCCCCGTGCTCACCAAGACCCTCGCGGTCGCGCTCAATCGGTGCGTGAAAGAGGCGGACATCGTCCTCGCCGCTGGCACGGACACGACCCGGCGCCACGACACGACCGACGCCGTCACCTACGTGAACGACAGTCACCGCGCGCTCATGACCCTGCTCACGACGCGCGGATTTGACTTCTACCTGACCGAGACGGCGCTAGCCAACCTGCCGACGACGCGCGCGGACACGCACGAGCAGTACTCGCTCATCGACTGGCCCGCGGCGTCCGTGCTCGTCAAGCGCGTCGACGTGTACAGCAACAGTGAGTGGCACGAGCTCGACCGGCGCGACTGGACGCAACTGCGTTCCGAGTGCCGATCGAGCGACGGGGGCGCGTCTCGCCCGCTCGTGTTCGCTCCGAAGAGCCAGGGGTCTGTCGCGACCACGGTGTTCACGACCGGCAAGATTGCGCTCGCGCCCTTCTCGAGCAACGGCCAGTACAAGATTACGTACCTGCCCGAGTGGGCGGACATCACCAACACCGCGCATTTGTTCCTCTACCCGGACGAATGGTGCGCGCAGTGGGTGGTCTGGGACTTCGTCTGCAAGATATCGGCGCGCGACAACAACGCCAAGAACCGCTACGCCATCGCGACCACCGAGCGGCTTCGGTGCGAGGAGATGATTGGGCATTTCGTGCCCCAGATTGTCGGCACCGGGCCGCTCACGGTCACGCGAAGCCCGGAGTATAACCGCTGATGCCGCGCAATCGGAGACGGCGGCTGGTGAACGGGGGCCAAGGCGTGGTGACCGTGCCGCCCGCGTTCGTTGCCGTGCAAACCTGGACGGGCAGCACGGGAGCACTGAGCGTGGCCTGGCCCTCTCACGCCGCGGGCGACATCGGGCTCTTGCTCGTCAACACGAGCAACCAGACGGTAGCGACACCGTCCGGGTGGAACGCCGTCACCAATGGCGCGCAAGGCGTGGGCGCGGCGGGAGGGGGGACCGCCGTCGGGCTGCAATGCTTTTGGAGGCGCGCGACGAGTGTGGCCGAGGCCAATGCGGACGTGGCCGACTCGGGCAACCATACCAATGGCACCATCCTCAGCGTGCGCGGCTGCGTTGCCTCCGGCGATCCGATCAACATTTCGGCGGGCGACGCCACGAGCGACGCGGACACGACGGGCGTGTCCATTCCAGGGGCCACCACGACCATCGCGCAGTGCTTCGTCGTCGCCATCACGTGCCACTCACAAGGAAACGCCTGCTCTCAATCCGGCGAAACAAACGCCTCATTGAGCGGGCTAACCGAGCGGCTAGATGCGGTGGTTTCGCTAGGCTTTGGCGGCGGTATCAAAATCGTCACCGGCAACAAGGTTGACGCTGGCGCTTACTCCGCGACCACGGCCACGCTCTCGGGCGCTCGTCGCCAGGCCCATGTTTCGCTCGCGCTCACTCCCGCGTAACTCGCGCGGGCATACATCAATCCCATTTCCAAAGGAGCCACCATCAATGCAATCGCTCTCCGGCACCGGCAACCAGTTTGCCCATACGACACTCGTAACGCAACTCAAGATGACAGCAAACGCGGCACCGAACGGCCACGGCTTGGTCAACCTTTTCAAGGCGCCGAGCACGGCCCCCATCGCATCGTCGAGCATTAATGCTTCCGCAACGGTTCCGCTCAACCTGACCGCGGGCGACGTGCTCGAATACAGCGCAGGCGCTTTCGATATCGGCCAGACCCCCGCGTGGGCAGCCGAGGTTTCCTTGTTCGACCTCTCGGGCACGGCCGAAATCGGCTAACCGCGCGCCCCATCGCGCCCCGCCCGAGCCATGTCCGCCCCGCGCTTCACCCCGCCGTCCAGCGTCCCGGATCCATCCTCGCCGTTATACGCCCCGTGGCTGCTCCGGCAGCTCCGGGAGCTGAGCGACGACCAGGCGGCGGCGCGCAACACGGACGGCTCGGCGGTCATCCGGCAAGAACGCGTGGAGGTGCCGGCGGGGACCCAGCACCGGGTCTCACCCTCTACGGGCGGCATGGTCGCGATCCTGGAAGCACCGGGGCCGGGCAACTTTGGCAAGACCGCTACCCTCATCATCGAGGCCCCCGTCGGTGAGCTCCGGGTGGTCGCGAGTCCGCACGTGGGCACGGATGGGAAGGTCACGGCGAGCCTCATCAACGATGCCGCTCAGGCCACGTTCACGTTGCCGGGCGTCGCCATCTTCACCAGCAACGGCGTCGACGGCTGGAAGACGCCAAGCCAGCTGCCGGCGGAAGGGGGCGTTGCTGGGCCCGCGGGCGAGGACGGGGACGTTGGCGCTACGGGGCCGACGGGAGCCACGGGCGGGACTGGTGCGACTGGGCCCACTGGTGCAACGGGCGGCACCGGGGCGACGGGGCCTACCGGTGCAACGGGGGCCACCGGAGCGACGGGCGTGGCTGGCGCGACCGGTGCAGCAGACGGCTACCTTTCAATCACCACCCTGGCGTCGACGACGGTCTGGGCAGCAAACACCGACATCCCGACGGGGAATCATTTCGACATCATCTTGCGCGGCCCCGGTGGGGGCGGCGGCGGCGGCACCGCTACATCAAACGCGGTGCTCGGCGGCGGCGGCGGCGGCGGCGGCGGCGGCGCCATGAAGCAAGGCCACTACTCGCGCGCCGATCTCGTCGCGATGATACCCATCACATGGACGTTGCCCGCGGGTGGCGCGGGTGGCCCCAACGCCACGGGCACGGGCAACCAAACGCCCACGAGTGACGGCGTAGCGGGGACGGGGGCATCGTTTGGCCCCACGGGCGCCCCGGTGCTCTTCGCGGGCGGCGGTGGCGGCGGCTCGCGGGGTGCGCTCACGACCGCCAACGGTGGTGGTGGCGGCGGTGGCGGCTGGCACGGTAACGGTGGGACTGCAGCCAACACCACGACCGGAGGCACGGGCGGCGCCCCCGTCGTCACGGCGGGCAGCACACAAACGACCGGCGGCGGCCCCGGCGGTCCCGGTAACGCTTCCGGCGGTGGCGGCAGCGGTATTCTGTCCGTATGGGGCGGCGGTGGCGGTGGCGGGACCAGCGCCGTCACAGGGCCGCCTGGTTCGGGCGGCTCGGCCTCGTTTGGTGCTGGTGGCGGTGGCGGCGGCGGCGGTTTCAACTCCACCCGCACCGTTGCCATAGCGGGCGCGGCCGGCGGAGCACACGAGACGACCACGGGCCTGGCCACGGGCGGTGGCGGCGGCGGCGGAAACAACACGGGCGGCGGCGGCACGCCGGGCACCGCGGCCGAGCCGTGGAAGGCCGCCACGGGTGGCGGCGGCGGCGGCGGCAACGTGGGCGCCTCCGGTATCACGGCGGGCGCTGGCGCCGCGGGTGGCGCGGGTGGTGGTGGCGGTGGCGGCGGCGGGGCGGCTGGCGCGACCGCGGGCGGCACGAACACGAGCGGCGCGGGTGGCGCGGGTGGCGACGCGCGGGGGTATTGCGTAGCGTACGCGTGAAATGGAGTCGATCTATGGCAGAGAATAGTTTCCGTCGGTTTTACAGGCGCGAAGAGTTCCTCGCGCTCCCACCCGCGTCGGACATCAACGTGGAGGTGCTCGGCACGGTGTTGGGCGCGCTCGCGCTCGGGGCGCCGATTGCCGAGGTCCGTCTCACTCAGCCACCCGGTGATGGCGTGGTCATCGAGTGGCTCGCGCCTCCCACGAGTGGCACGGACTTCCCGCTGGTAGATGCGGCGATTGCAGCGTTTGCCGGTGGAGCCACGACGAGCGCCCCCATCATTCAACTATCCGCGGCGGTCGCGACATCGACGAGTGCGACGCCCACCACCAAGATTGATTTCACGACGCCGCCGCTCGACGCCGGCACCTATCAGGTGATTTGGAACACTTCGCTGCGCATGCAAGCGGTCATCGCCAACACGGGCGTGCAAGGTGACATGACCCTCACCCGCTCGGATGGCGCGTCGGTGCACCAGGATGACGCTTGGAACCTATCGAACCGTCACGCCTTCAACGGGGCCATTACGTTCAGCGTGCTAGCGGGGCAGACCATCCGGGCGCTTTTGACCTTCTCGCGACTCGGGGCTTCGGGCACGGCCGAGATGTCACTGGCGCGTGTCTCGATAGACAAGATTGGTTAGAGCTCAACCCCCGGCGGCGCCGCCCCGAGCAAACACCAAAATCTCGGGGAGAGCCGAACGAAACCGAGCAATCGGAAGGGATCCACGATGAACGCGTCCGGGCGCTCGCCGGGGGGAGAGCCCGGCAAGCATACCCTAGCGCCGCCGCTACGGCAGGAGCATTCCACGGGTGAGACATTGGCGCCGGGGCGGATTGCCACGCCGTTGCCACGGCAGTGCCCGCCCGTGTAGGTGAGCGCCCGCGCGTCGACCGTGAGCGAAAGTGCTGCTAAAGTCCACGGCGTGCCCGAGCCACCCGACAAGGACACGCCCCCGACTGGATCCGCGCGCCTGAACGCGCCCCCGGCCGTGCCCACGGTCAAGACCCTGAGCCACCAGATCGTGGGAATAGCCGGGCAGCTGCACGGCGCCCGTGGCGACATCGATACCGTGCTCGAGTGGCAAAAGGCCATGGCTACGGACCTCAAGGCCGTGCGCACGGCCCTGCTCGGCGATCCACGGGTCTTGCACATTTCGACCTTGCCGTCCCCGGGCTCGCTCATGCCGCCGCCGAGCTCGAGTTCCATCAACCCGCCCGCGCCCCGCCCGAGCATGGCGGTCAAGGCGGGCAAGACGACCGCACAGGTTGCCCCCTGGGTGCTCGTCCTGCTCGGCCTGGTGAGCGAGATTGCCGCCCGGCACACGGCCCACGGCGGGGCCTTCTCGGCCATCCTGAAACTGGTCTTTCCGGACGCGGTGCCATGACGCCCGAGGCCGTGCGCGCGTTCCAGAAGGCCCATCTCAACCACCTCGGCCGCCCGCTGAAAGACGACGGGGAGCTCGGCCCGGAAACGCGCTGGGCTCTCGACGCCGATACGCTCAGCCCGCACCGGCGCGGCATCGTCCGTATCGCCCAAGCCTTCATCGGGCTCGAGGAACACCCGCCCGGGAGCAACTCCGATCCGGCCGGCACCATCCGAGACTGGCTCACGCACGTGGGCGCTCATCCGGGCGTTCCGTGGTGTGCGGCGTTTGCCAGCCACTGTCTCGGCACCGTCAGGATAGGCGGCGCGCAAGCCCTGGGTCGGCACTTCCCGGCCACGCTCAGCCCCTACCCGGGGGATATCCTGTGGTTTCCGACCGACGCCATCCACGGCCATTGCGGCATCGTCACGGGCTTGACCCTGAGCGAGGTCATGAGCATCGAGGGCAATTGCCTGAACGCCGTGCGGTGCGTGCGCCGGCAGCGCGACAAGGTCCGTTTTGCACGCGTCCTCGATGAGACGGTAGGAGTCTGCCCGGGAGTCGTTCCGAGCGTGCCGTGGGCCACTTCCGGCGCGGGAGGGACGCGGTGATTGGCCCGATCGTGCGCGGCCTGGTGGCGCTCATCGGCTGGATCCGCACCGGCACGGAGGCGGCCGTGGCCATCGAAGAGATTGCCGAAGAGGTGACCGGCCATAGCGCGCGGCCGCCGCCGTTACCGGACCGTTACAGCGAGGCGCCCGTGCCGCTCACGGCCAAGGACGTGGAACGGCAACGGGACCTGGCTCGGAAGGCGGCGAGGGCGTTTCCGGGGCCGCCGCCGCGGAAGCGCTAGACTTTCAGGATCATGACCCCGCTCCGTGGCCCGTAAGTCACGTTCTTGCGCGCGGTCATATCCGGGAAAATGCATGATGTCTTGCCCGCCACGGCCCGATCGCGCTCCGGGTCGAGCGCTTCCGTCACGGTCATCCACTCGTAGCCAAAGCACGCCGTGAACACCTGGCCGTCATCGAACGCATAGCTGAAATCGGTCGTGCGACTATCCTCCCACGGCCAGGGCCACCCCTGCTCGGGCCTCGTCCCGTCATCGCGGTGTGCCAGTCGCTTGTCGACCAGCGCCTCGAACTGCTCCCGTGTCGTCGCCGTCGCCAGTTCGTGTTTCGTCAGGATGGTCTCCGGGTGTCCGTCCCACGCCACGCTCCCGAGCCAACGCGCGTCCGTGCCCCGGCCTATGTAGAAGTCCGCTCTCGTTCCCATTGTTCATTCCCTTTCGCGCACGCGGCGCACTTGGACCAGTTGTCGACGCCGCCCGCAAAGCCGCCCGTGCTCCACTGTGCCGGCGCCTTCCACTCCCCGCACCCGGTGCACTTTCGGAGCGGCACGCGGCCCCGGAGTTCCAGGCGATGGACGAAGCCGCGGGCGTCCGTATCGTAGCGCTCCGGGCAGCGCTCGCACACGTGGGCGGCGTCGTGCAGGGGGCAGGTCATGACCTGGACTTTGCCTTCTCGGCAGCGAGCGCCAGGAACGCATCGACCGTTGCCGTGGTCCGCACGATGACGTTGACCTCGTCCTCCGTGACCTCGCCCCGGACTTGGCGCTTGGCTAGGTCCTCTGCCCATGCGTCGACCTTCTCGGCGTGCTCGCGCGTCATCAGGCCGCTCTTTACGGCGCGTTCGAGATCGGGTGGTAGCTTGCGGCTCATGACCGATGCATCCCGCCCGGGCAGCACTCGCATTGCGGGCCCTTGCTCATGAACTCGCCGAGTTGCTCCGGGGTGAAATGGGCCACCTCCATCTCATGGCGCGAGCACCAGACCTGGATACCATCGCGTGTGAGCCCGATCCGGAACCGGGAATACTTGCGCGGGGACTGGCGGTGAGCGCTGGCCTCACCCGCGCACCGGCGGCACTCGACGTAACTGTGTATGCGTTCGACGGGTGGCATCAGTTGGCTCCCTTGCTCACATAAGGAAGATCGATGCCCTTGAGCAGCAGCCCCTCGATCAACCGGTGCCGTTGGCGCCAGATGTTACTCGCGTTCGTGATGCGGGTCAGCTCGGCACGGGACATCAACTTTTGCCGGGCAGTGAACGCGGAAAAGGCCGCCAGGAACCTTTCGCCATCCGCCTCGCTATCGAGCCGGGCAAAGTTGTAGATGAACTCCTTACCACCGTGTCTGAGGGCAACCACGGCATAACGACCGGGCGGGTCGCCGTTGACCACGAGGGGCGTGCCGATGAACACCTCCTCCGGCTCGAAGCCGAGGTTGGTGAGAATGTTGTGTGCCGCGTAGGCCTCGTGCACGAGTTGCTTGGTACGCATCAGCAATCCTCGGGCTTGGCATCCCAGAGCAGGCGCGCCATGAGCCAGCAATCAGCCGGGCCAACCAGGGCCCCTGCGTAGAGGGCAATGGCCGCTTGCCGAATGAACGCGATGCGGTCCGCGCCAAACATCTTGGTCATGTGCACGGAGTCGGCGCCGGCCTTGCGAGCTTCAGCCAGCATCGAGTCGAGTTCCGCCTGCGAATGGGTAACGTCCACGTGGTGCGGGTCATGCCGGGCGTCGCGCGTCATGGCTTCACCTCGCGCTCGGGCCAGCCGAAGCCGAACGACCAAGCCTCGCGCTCGGCAGCGGTGTGTGCCCGGCTGAGTCCGTGCTGATTGAACGGCTCCGGATCGATGCAGAAGTCATCGCAGACGGTCCGCACGACATGAGCCGCGATGGCGCGGACCTTCCACTCCACCGGCTTGCCGTCGACCGCGGCGTGAAAGGCCTCGTCCAGGGGCTTGGTCGCAACGATGGTCATAACCCGTCGCCCTCCACGCGCGTATCCGGTCCCATGAGCGGGCTCAGTTCCCGCATGATGTCCTGCTCGGTCTCACCCGCCATGAGCAGCACCGTGCCGACGAGGCCCGTGAACGCCTTTAGCTCGACCGAGATGGGCCGCCCCGCGAGCAGCATCTCGGTGTTCTTGCGGCTCAGCCCAAGGATGAGCAGGGGCTTGCCGTCGCCACCCTTCGCGCTCGCTTTAATCATGGCCGTACGAACTCCTTTCCCGCATCGCCACCGGGCCGCCGCCGTCCCGATTGCGGGTGCCGATACCAGCCCTCGGGCTCCCCGTGACCGTTCCAGGCGATGGCCGCGCGCCAGCCAGCGTCCACGCAGCCGGGCACGTCGCTCGGGTAGTCCCACACGTCATCCATGTCCGGCGCCCCGATCGCGCCTATCCCAAGCCGGACCGAGCCGAAGCTTAGCGGGAGGAGGAAAACGCCCCGTCCGTCGTCGAGGTAACGGACCCAGAGATAGTCGTTTCCCGCGGCCCGTGCGCGCGCACCGAAGCCCTTGGCGTCCCGGAGTTCGTCATCGCCGACCCCGTAGAGGAAAGCCGAGCCCGGATTATCGCCGTGACGGCCCGAGTCCGCACCATCGCCTCGACCGCCTCGTTCATGTCCCGAATGCTCGCTCGACTCGCTTTCATCTCCCCCCCTGTCAATGGGTAGCGGCTGCTGGGTGTGCTCGAACCGGTACCCGAAGAGCCAGCCCGCGCGCGTGTCATCGGTCGGCGCGAAGTTGTCCGCCACGTGTTCGACTTGATCCGGGTGGGCCTCGTTCACGTGCCGGCGCAAGGTATAGCCCGTGACCGCGGCCGCCATCCACGCGGGCGAGATGGGCGCGTCCCCGTTCAGCATGACCAGGACCATGGCATCGAAGAACTCGGTTTCGTCCGGTGACGGGGCGTGGTCCGTTGCCTTGGCAGGATCGTGGTCCTCGCCGCACTGGCAACGGTCGGGTGTTTTGGTGGTGTCAGCCATTGAGAATGTCCTTCACGGCCTGCTCGTAGTCGAACTCTTCGATATAGCGCCCGCGCTCGAACGCCGCCTCGATGGCCATGAGCTTCTCGCTTGCACGCTCGGCCTTGAGCAGCGATAGCGCGCACTCTTTCCAGTCCCGGTCCTCGGACTCTAGCTCGCTTACCCGGTGGTTGGCCCTGAGCAGTTCGTGGCTGAGCTCGGCGTTGCGGTGCATGAGCGCGGCGTGCTTCTCTTCGAGTTCGGTGTTGTAGGCGGTGTGCTCGGTGGTCATAGCTTGCCCTTTCGCAAGTCGGCCTCGATCTGGTCGGCGTCCTTGCGGGTCAGCTTCCAGCCGCGGCCATGGTCGTCCTCGGTCACGCCCCACCTCCAAACACGTTGCTGAACGCCTCACGCATGGCAGTCACCGAGGCCAGGGCCGCGCTCAGTTGCTCGTGCAAGTGGTCGAGGCCGGCGGCGGGGCTCGGGTTGCTCACGTGGCCATTGGAACTCGAGCGCCGTGCTTTCTTGCCTAGCTTGCGCGCTTTCTTTTTGGCACCAACTTTGCCCCCCCCGTTCATGCCGGCGGCTTTCTTCCAAGCGTAGATGCTGTTTTGACTCACGCGGTGTTTCTTCGCCGTCGCCGTTATCGAGGCACTCGCCAACTCGGCCAGGATCGCGGCCTTCTCGTCGAGGGTGAATGTCTTGTGTCTCTTCGCTGCCATTGGTGTTTGCCTTTCGTTCTGTCTGTTCAATGACGTGAGCGGCTCACGTCGGCTCGACCGGGCTCACGTGCTCGAGCGTGGCGCCGGGCATAAACCCGTCCGGGAAGTATTCGCGCGTGGCCAGGATGAGCGCGTCGTTGCTCTCGCGATAAAACAGGCACACGTGGGGATGCGTCTCGCGCCCGTCGGTTTCGGCCACGCGCGGGATACAGACGCGCTCCCCGGCGAGCAGGCGCGCGAGCGCTCTTGGGCCGCCCGAGAAGTCCAAGAACAGCCCCATGTGCGAGACGCCGTTTGCGCCGATGAAGCCAGGGATGGCCACGCGCTCGCCCGCGCGAAGGCGATCCATGAGCGTTCCCGGCACGAGGCCGATAAAGATCGCGCCCTTATCGTCCATGCCGCGGATCATGGGCGCGCCGCCTTGCCGTGCTTGAACCAGCCGATCGCGAGCGGCTCCGCCAACAGCCACAGGTGCCGCATGTTGGCCACGTGCACGAGGTCCCGGTCTCGCGGGTAGATCTCGACCGCGTACCAGTCACCGTGCCCGGTCTCGCGCTTGCACCGCTGCAGGTCGTCCCATGGGATGCCCTGGTCCCAATGGCCATCACCGCGGATGGTGACGCGGTTGACGCTCAGCCGGCGCACCTCGACGCCGTTCAACGCGGGCTCACCGTACACGACCGCGAGATAGTGCCGGCTCCGCCACACGGATCGGGGGCGGACCGCTTCCGGTCGGTGAGGCCACTCGCTCTCGGGGACCGCTGCCAGGTGCTCGGGCCACGCCGCCGCTTGTTTGCGCATATAGCTTGCCGTTGCTCGGCGTTCGGCTCGGCCTTGTGCGCGGATGTCCGCCATCACGTCCCGCCCTTCGAGCGCGCCACCGTCACCCAAACGCCGGGCGCCACTTCGGCAGAGACGTGACCGCCCGTGAACGCTTGGTGCCATCTCAACTGCCGCTCGACCCAACGCCGCTCGCGTCGTTGGCGCCGATGCCGGGCCTTGGCTGAGCGCCCCATCAATCCCCCTCACCCGATCGCTTGGTGCGCTCGTAGCTTTCGAGAGCATCCGGCGGCGCGGGCTCTACTCTCCCGGTCTCTCGCGCTCGGTCACGCACGGTCTCGGTCAGGGTGTAGGCGGGGCGGAGCCGTTCGAGTTGCGCGTCGAGTGCCTTTTGCGCCGGGTAGGGGCCCTCGCCGTCCTGCCCACGTCCGTGGCATGCATCGGCAAAGCGCTTCGCTGCCCGGTAGAGGACATTGAAGTCCTTGATCAGCCACTCGTCGGGGGCGCGGGGCGGCGCCGCTACCTGGTGGCGGATGACCTTGGCGCCTTCGCTTAACGCAGGCCCGGCCTCACGCAGGAGCGCTATCGAGCGCGCGTTGACGGCGTCGGCGTCGGCCAGCCCTTTCTCGGCCAGCTCGAGCGCGCGCAACAGCCGAAGCACGATGCGGCCGACGAAGCCCTCGGGGGCGGCTATCTCCCTCACGTCGAGCCAATTGGCCGCCATCGCCGCCCATTCGAAGCGCTCGTGCCCGGTCGGATCGCCCTTATCGAGCCCGGACTTGTCGAGGTTGAGGAAGTTGCAGCACTCGATGAGTGACGCGAGCGGCCCGCCCTCGTCGAGCCCACACACGAGCGTACCCACGTTGCGGCCCCGCACGAACACGGTCACGTGCTTGTGCGCGCCGCGTGTCACGAGGCCGACGCTCGAGATGAAGCGCCGGCTCGCTTCCGGGGGCGCCGCGGGCTCGGCCTCCACGTCCGTCTTGATGTAGATGCCCGAGCGCGTGAGCGTGCCGCACCCGTGGCAGCGCTCGGACGGGCCGCTCGTGACCCGTGGCGAGGGCTTGCCGGGGTTGCGCTGGTCCCAACAGTCATCGCAGAAGGGGGCGCTTTGCCACTTAGCCATTGGCCACCTCGAACAAGTGAAACATCTTGGCGCTACCAAGCGTCTGAAACGAGCCGACGTGACGAGTGACCTCGCCCACGACTTGGCCGGTGCGCGCCAATCGAAAGTGCCGCGGCGCCGAGCGCACACGGGTATTGACCAGAGCCCAGATGCAGGGCTGGCCGTGCTGCACCTGCACCGCGAGCACTTCGGCCCCCTCGGGCAGTTCGAGGGCGAAGGCGTCGGCGATGGGCACCGGGTACTTGAAGACGCGGCGGTCCGTCATGCTTGCACCGTCCTCTTACCCGGGAGCGACCGCGTCCGGATGGCCCGGACCAGGGCTTGCATCTCGAGCACCTGAGCCCGGAACGCGGGCGGCAGCGCCTCGATCTCGGCCGTGTCCACGCGCACGAGTGAGAGGGCATCGTCGTATCGGTTGATGCCCCCGCACGCCGTGCACACGCTGAACGCGCCGGGCTCGGGCTCGCAACCCTTCTCACCGCACGCCACGTCCCGGCGCCGCCCGCAATGACCGCACGTGCTCGCCGCCGTCCTGGTCGTGCTCCCGGTCGCCATCGCGAAGTCCTTTATGGCGCTGAACGCGGCGCTCCCGTTTTGGTCAGCCACGGCCCACCTCCCGCTTCGGCAAGAGCGCCTCGAGTTCCTCCGGATGGTTTCTACCGAGCAGGATGAGCGCGGCCACGTACGGCATGAGCGCGTTCAGCATGGCCGCCGTCTCGCGACGACGCTCGGGGCTACCCGTGTCGGGCTCGGCCAGCGCCGTCCGTGCCGCGCCAAGGAAGAACGGCAGCGACGTGTCCGGCGACGCGAGTCGCGCGGTCATGACGCAACCGGCGCAATTGGCGTTCGAGCGATGGCCAAGGTCATCGTGGTCAGCGGCAACCCATTTGTGCCCGGGCTCCCACTTACCGGGCACGCCCGGCTTGCCACAGAGCGCGCGCCCTTCGTGAAGTAGATGCACTATGGCGGTTGGGATCTGCAATGTCGTGTCAGTCACTGGTCGGCCCCTTTCTCTCGTTCAGCGCCCACGCTCACGAACGCGGCGCGCAAATCGTGCCAGCGCACCCGGCCGACCTCTGTCGCGCGCAGCCCTTCGCGTACGCGGCGAGCGTAGGACGTGCGGCGCGGAAGATCTATTTCACGACATTTCACGGGCGGTTCGAGCTCCGCCTCGTCGCCCGTTACAGCCACTGCAACCCCGCCTTGGTCACGTCCTGATGCTTGGTGATGACGCCCTTGGTCTTGACCAGGGTGCAGGGCGTGATCAGGCCCTTCTCTTCGAGGATCCGCATGTGGGTCTGACACCCGTTGCGAGAGGTGAGTTGCATCTCTTCGCTGATCTCGGCGAGCGACGGGACGCGGTGCAGGCGGTTTTTCAGACGCGCGAAGGCTCGAAGGCACAGCACCTGGCCTTCCGACGGGATATTCTCGGGGTTCATCCGGGGCAGGGTGACGGGGCGTTTCGCAATGGCGTTCAAGGCTGGCTCCTCTGGGGGTGAATTGTATCGGGTATGTCCCGCATAGCCTCTAGTATACGACGTCATTGCGCTCGTCCAGGGTCTCGACTAACCCGGTGACGATATGCTGTCACCCACACTCGTTCCCCCTCGCCCACCAAACTGCCACGCCGCCCCATTTCGGTATTGTGACCTTAGAACGGTCTCTCTATCAATGTCACCTATTCGGCACGCCTACGTGTCGAGCCGCCGAAGGGACTTGGCGGCGAGAGGACGATGCATGGGGCATGACATGGGCCGGGACGATGGGGGCATGGCGCAAGAATTGGTGCGCTATTTCGCGCGCTTGGTGGCCGCGGAGTTGCGTGGCGCCGATGTTTCCCTCGTCTCCGGGGCTACCAGCCCACTGGGCGCCCGCCGCCACAATGCCGCCGTGCGCCGCCGCATCGCCGAGCACGCCGCGGGGGAGCTCCCGATCTCGGGGGCAAGCAAGGTCGGCAAAACGCACTACCTGACGCAAGAGGCCCTGGCCGAAGAGCTTGGGCGCCCATCGGGCCCGAGCGTCAGCAAGACCAAGCCCCGCGAGCCCTCGCCCGACGACGACGAGCAGGCCGCGTACAACGCCGTCATGGGCCGCTACCCGGGAGCAAAGCAGTGACGGCCAAGCTCACCAAGGGCGGCGCCAAGGACCGCGTCCGGCTCGGCGCGGGCGCGCGCACCCCGATCCTGCTCCCGGGCGTGACCAGCCTGACCGTGGCCGAGGATCGGTTCAGCCGGTTGCGGCAAATGGTGACGGCGCTGGTCGATTCGAAAAAGCAATCGGAGGCACCCCGTATCATTGCCGACGCCGCGCGCGTCGCCAACAACCCGAAGGCCTTCGCGGGCATCGAGCGGGCCGTCCGGGACCTCTGCACGCGAGAGGGCGCCCTCGACAAGCCCATGACCATGAATGAGCTTTGCCACCTCTACACGAGCGGCGAGCTGCAGCGGCGCTACCCCCGGCACGTCGACGTCAAGGGCAAGACGGACGAGACCCGGGAGCTCGAGCGCCGCCGCCTGGCTCTGCTCTGCAAGGTCATCGGAAACATCCCCGTTGCAGATCTCACCCGGGACGACTGCGAGCGCGCCATGCTCGAGGTGCCGGCGACCGCGAGCAGCGGCTGGCGGCGCTCGCACTCTCAGCCGCTCTTTCACGTGCTCGATATCGCGTGCCTCAACATGCGGCTCATCGAGGCGAGCCCGCTACCGCGTAGGTGGGCCGACGCGCCCAACGCTCCCGCGATGACGGCCATCCTATACCCGAAAGAGGAAGCCCAACTCGCCGCGTGCCCCGACGTCGACATCGACTTCCGGGTGATGTGGGGCGTGCAGATCCGGGAAGGGTTGCGCCCGGGCGGCGTGGCCTTGCTCCGCCGGGACGAGGTTGACCTCGACTCGGGCACCATCACCCACCGGCACAAGACCAAGTCCTATCGCATGTGGACGCTCGGTGCCGACGTGGTGCGGGTGCTCCGGTGGTGGCTCGACTACCGGCCCGATCCCGAGTTCGTGTTCCCGCACGTGGCACGCGGGCACCTGGTCAAGCTGGCGGCGTGGTTCCGTGAGGCCCTCGTCACGGCGGGCGTCAACCGGCGCGCGCTCCATGCCGAAGCCACGGCGGGCAAGCGCCCGATCCGCGCCCACGATCTCCGGACGTCGTTCGTCACGGTCGCGTTTGCCGACGGTCGCCCCGAATCTTGGATTTCGGCTCGCACTGGTCATACCACGGCGGCTCAGCTGGCCCGATACAAGCGGGTTGCCGAATCGCTAGAGGCCCTGGATCTAGGCTGGTTTGCACCGCTCGACGAGGTTTTAGGGGTGGGCTCGGGGGTGGGCCCGATTTGCAAATCCACCGGGGAAAACCCTATGTCAAAAACACCAGCTTGTTCTTTAAAAGGCACCGAAAAGCGCTCTCGAGCAGCGAAAAGCTCGCTGAAACCACCCTCAGGCGTCCTGAGCGCGCCTGAGAACCGAGCCCAGGGTGGGGGGGGTGGGCTTTGTGGGCCCGCACCGGAAGCAACGGTCACGGCACTCGACGAGGATAGCCTAACCGACCTGCTCGCGCTCGCCACCAAAGCCAAGCGTTGGGATCTGGTGGCCAAGGTCGGTGCACAACTCGAGGACATCGAACGGGTCAGGGCCGCCACGGGCAGCCCCAAGGTCGCGTCCCTCGATGCCGCCCGGGCCAAGCGGGAGCGGACCAAGTGAGCGAGCAGGACGAGCGCACGGGGCGCCTGGCTGCCGAGGAACGGCTACGACGCGTGCGGGCCGCGGTCGGTGGCTGGCCGGCGCGGACGTGGTCGCAAGACATACACGAGTGGCAGGTCGCGACCTTTGGCGAGACCACGACGCCGGAGCGGGCGTTTGAGCGCACCAGCCAGGAGTGGGACGAGTTGCTGTTGACGCTTCATGAGCCAGGGGCCGCCGCGTCGGACATCGCCGAAGAGTGCGCGGACGTCGCCATCGTGCTGTGCCGTGTCGTCTCCGCGCTCGGTCTCGACCTGGCTGACGCGATCGAAAAGAAGATGGCCAAGAACCGCGCCCGCAAGTGGCCAGCGCCCGGTGAAGGCCCGAGCCAGCACATCGAGGACTGAGCCACCCCCAAGTCACTCCGGCGCCAAGGACGGCGCCGGTAAAGCCATCCACACACGTTGCCGGGCCGCAAGGACGCGCGCCCGGTGGAAGGACGAGAGACTCAAAATGAAGGAAAAGAAAGACACTCCCAACCCGGAGCGCCAGGCGGAGTTGCGCGCCCTGGTCAAGGCGGCGAGCGTGCACACGGTCAGCCAGGACCTGGGTCTGAGCCGCACCCAGATCCTGCAGTACCTCGCCGACGTGCCCATGAACGCGGCAGTCGTGCGGGGCATCGAGAGCACCTTGGCCAATCGAGGGCGCGACCGTGGACTTCGCCGATGAGAGTTACGCTCGGCAGTACACGCGCAAGACCGAGACGAACCGCGAGCTCGGCTGGGAGGGGCGCGCCGTGATGCATGCCATGCTCGGGGAGTTCGATCGGTCGGGGCGGTTCGGCTTCCGTCGCGACCCGGTGCGCGGCATCGCGGCCGTGACCGAAATCCCGGTGGACATCGTCCGGGTAGCACTCGAGCGCCTGCTCGAGACCGAGACCTGGCGGATCGAGGGCAACCACGTCGTGTGGCCCACCTATGAGGAAGCGCAAACGTGCCGCAAGAGCGATCGGCTTCGCAAGCAAGCGAGCCGTGGTCACCTCCCGTCACCTCCCGTCACCAGCGGCCACCCCGAGTCACCACCGTCACCGTTGGTCACGCTTAGCTTAGCTCAGCCTAGCCTAACTCAGCCTAGCTTAGCTCTTCCGGAGAGCGCGCGGGTGGTGGAACCAATCCACAACGGACCCGGGACGCGTCGCCCGGGCTGGTCGAGCTTCCCCAAGGGCTGGCGTTGGAGCACCGAGACCGAGCAGGCCGCGGCCATGGTCGGGGTCACCCCCGCTCAGCTGCAAGAGCACGTGGACTTCTGGACGCTCCGGGACTTCTCGGGCGGCGCCGTCAATGACCTGGACGGTGAGCTCCGGCGCGTCATCGGCGACATCCGGAAACGCGCCGAGGTGCAGCAGGCCAAGGCCAAGCGCTTGGCGGCCAGCGCCGGTCCGCGATCGTACGGCTCTGCCCCGTCCACGCCCTGGGAGCCCACGTCCCGGCACCGGGCCTATGCCGCAAAGCACAAGCTCGACATCGAGGCCCTGGCCCGAGAGTTCCGGCTCGCGGAAGTGCCTGAGCGCCGGACGTTGCACTCGTGCAATGAAGAGTTCGGTCGACGCATGAGCTTGGTTGCCAAGGGCGGCACCATGGGACTCGAGGCGGTGTTGTGAGCAAGCCCAAAGCGAAAGCGACCAAGCCGGTCCTAACGGATGACGAGCGGGCCGCCCTCGAGGAGCGATTGGCTAAGCGCGGCGCCTTGGAGCGGGCCGCACGCGAGGCCAAGTGGGCAGCTACGACGGACGAGCAGCTGCTCCGGATGCGGCTCGATGAGAGCCGCGAGGCGTGCGATCCGATGCTGGCACTGTTCCTCGCCGCGGCGGTTCCAATGTGGATCGACCAGATGAAGGGCTGGGACCGGAAGCGCATCGAACGGACGGCACACGAACTGACCGATACCGTCACGAGCAGCCAGGGCATTGCGGCCATGGTCGACCCGGACGCTCGCGGCACCGAGCGCAAGGGCGACCTGGCGAAAGCATTCAACGCCGTTGCTCAAGGCCTGGCCTGCCTCGCGTTCTGCCCGGGTGGGATCGTGTTCGGTGGCCACCATTGGGAGGTGACAGCGTGATTGACATCGCATTGAGCGCGACGGTTCCGCTCTGGATCGAGAAGATCCGCCACATGACGATCGACCAGCGAACGAAGCTTGCCGCGCTCGCGGCCCGCACCATCGCGTGGGGCCAGAAGAACGATGAAACGCGGGGTCAGCACGGTGCAGGGCCGGCGCTTCTAGCCCACGGCGAGCAGGCCCTCGGGGCTGACATGGGCGGTCCGGCGGCAGTATTCAACGCCATGGCGGCGGGGCTAGCCATCGGCGCGTTCCAGCCCGGCGGCGTGAGCTTCATGGGTCACCATTGGGAGGTGAAGAATGGTTGACGTAGAGCCCCATCTTCGGGCCATCACCCAAGAAGCCCGCCGGCTGCGTTACGCGCTCCCGATCGACCACGCCATCGAACTGCAGGACCTCGTCTCGGCTGGCGTGGCGCACAGTCTCGAGTTCCTACGGTTCGACGGAGTCCCAAGTCCCGCTCTGGTCAGGGCCAACGCTCGACAGGGTATGCTGGCCGAGGTCCGGCGCTGGGACCATGGGACACGGGACCACCCTGTCTATGCATCCCAATTCGTCGACATCGACGAGAGTTCCGAGTGGAAGATCAGACGCAGCCACCCGGCCCCGCCCATCGAGCTCATGATCGATCTGCTAAGGGAAGTCCTCAAGCTTCGCATGTCCGAGGCGCTGGCGTTCGTCTCACACGTCCTATGTGAAAACGAACACGAGGTTGCGGCGCGTGAGTTACGGATGGCGCCCTCCTCCATGCGAAACTATGTCGCGTCGGCACGGCGTCAGCTCAAAGCGGCTCTCGTCGAGTACACCCCGACACCAGCGAGGTCCCCGTTCGAGCGAGCAGAGCAGCTATTGCGACGGGGCGATTCTGTGCCGGCCGTAGCAAAGGCCGTGCACATCAATCCAGAGCAACTGTACGCGCTGCAGGATCGCATCGATCCAACGGCCAAGGCTCGGCGCGCCGTCCTGGCCAAGCAAATGCGAGCGGGTCGGGAGGACATTAGCACCAGTGACCTCGTCAAGCTGCGCGCGGCTGGCATGACGATCGAGGCCATCGCGAAAGACCTCGGGTGTTCGATGCAGCTCGTGAACAAGCGACTGAAGAAACTCGGCGTCGACACCTCCAGAATTGACGGCTGGCATCGCCGAGCGGAAGGGATGTCCCATGCTGCAGCCGAATGAAACTGACCTGCTAGGCGCCATTCAAGGCGTGTGGCTCCGGATGCGCTACGCGGTCGGACCAACCCGGTTCATGGCGTATCTGCGCGGCCGTGAGAAGGCATGCATTCTGAGTGCCTTCGGTGAACTAGAACGCATCTGGCAGGCCTACTCGACGTCTCTCGCTACCGCCGATTCCAGGGCAGGGGCCGCGAATACTGCCCGCAAGTACCGGGACTGGCTGAACGCCGTGCGGGACATGGCGCTGTCCGCGTCAGTCATCGCTTACGACCCGACGCTAAAGGGCGACGTTGGGGTTGGTGACGACGCAATCCCAGGCGTCATCGACCCGCTCTACTTCTGGGACACGGCGGACGCCTACCGCTCGCTTACAGACACGACTTTGCACGCCAAACTTTGCGCCGCGGGCTGGCAATTGCCGCGGCCGCTGGAAACACCAACACCGGAGCACGCACCATGATCCGCACCCTGACCGATCTCATCGAGCGCCTGGAAGGCATCAAAGCCGACATCCCCGTGACGGGCCTGACCGTGACCGAGTACGGCGAGGTAGGCTGGGCACGGCGCCCGCTCGATACCTTGCTCGAACGCTGCCGCGAGCATCTCGACGACCTGAATTGGCAAGCCCAAGACCAGGGCGAGCGGGCTCGGTTATCGAACGCGCTCGAGGCCGCGCAATGACCAGCGGCGCGCCTTCTGGTGGAACGGCCGCACCGTCCACGTTACCGGAAGCGGGCCTCGATCTCGCAGCCTCGCTCATGGCCTATCGCGACTGGATGGTGTCGCAGGCCCTCATCCGCACGAGCGGCAACAAGAGCGAGGCGGCCAAGCTCTTGAAGGTCAAGCGCACGACGCTGAACGAAATCTTGCGCACGGCGTCCCCGGTGCAACTCGTTCAGCGGCCGGCATCGAGCAAGCGGGCACCGTCTGAGCCGCCGCCTTCGCAAGCCGAGCCGGACACGGGCGTACACGAACGCGCTCGACCCGCCGCGCCCGTGCTCATCAAGCGCTCGACCGTGGCCGCGTTCGCGGCTCAGGGCCTGAACGTGCGGCAGATTGCGACGGAGCTCGGCTGCAACCGCTACATGGTCGAGAAGATATTGCGCGAGTTGAAAGACCCGCCCCTGGCCAAGTGCAGGGAGAAGCGGGAGCCATGAAGCGCGTCATCATCGAGTCACCGTTCCGGGGCGAGACGGCCCGAATCTGCGAGCGCAACGAACGCTACCTACGGGCCTGCTTACGGGACAGCCTCTTGCGCGGGGAAGCCCCGTACGCGAGTCACGCCATCTACACGCTCCCGGGTGTGCTCGAGGACCAGCAACCGAGCGAGCGCGAGTTGGGCATCACGGCCGGCTTCATGTGGCGACCCGCGGCGGAATTGACCGTGGTGTATGACGACTACGGCATCACCGAGGGCATGCGACGCGGCATCGCTCACGCCAAGGACCTCGGGCAGGCGATCGAGGTGCGCCGGATCTGGGAGAAACGAGCATGAACCACCCCGGCTTCATCCCGCGCAACCACCCAAACGCCGTCAAAAAGCGCGGCGTGGACGACACCATCGACGATCGGGAAACGCCGCCATGCGTGTTCGATCCGCTGCACACCGAGTTCGGCTTCACCCTGGACGTTGCCGCGAGCGTGCACAACGCCAAGTGCAAGAGCTTCTGCACCCTCGACGGCACGTTTGCATGGTCCGAATACAACCCGCACCCGGGCGAGGGCTCGTGTTGGGATATGCGCAACGGTCTGCAATTCCCGTGGGGCGGCGAGCGCGTCTGGTGCAACCCGCCCTTCTCCAAGCTCTCACCCTGGGTGGAGCGGGCATGGAGCGAGCCAGCCCAAGTCGTCTGCATCCTCCTGCCCAACAACCGACAAGAGCAGCCTTTCTGGCAGAACATGGTCGAGCCGTTCCGGGACCGTCCGGGCTCGATCCTGACGACTCGGTTCCTACGTAAGCGCCGCCCGTTCCTGCACATGGGCGAGGGCATCGGCAACCGGACCAGCAAAAACCCGCCTTTCGGGCTCGTGCTGCTCGTGTGGGACAAGCGAAGCCCGATATCACCCGTCCGCCATCCCACCCCGGCACACTGAACGGACTTTCGACAATCGACACGCCCCGCCCTCAAACACGGGTCCGGCAGGTGGCGTGACGTATAGCGTTTGATATAACTAGTATATCAATCGGACGACACCCGGCGGGGCGGCTCGAGGTCACTGGCAACAGAGTACGCCAACACCCGTCCCCGCCGGCTCGAGTCCGAACCTCTCTCTCCCCATCCGAGCCCATCACCGTGACCAAGCGCCCCACCAAGTCCGCCGCCCTCGAGTCTGGTAAGAGTTCCTCGACCCTCAAAGCCGCCCTCGATTCGCTCGACGCCACGGCGGCTCAGGTCAACACCCTGGCCGAGCTCAGGGCCTGGCGAATCGCGATGGCGAAGAAAATCATCCGCCCGACCACCAAGGGAAAGAAATGATGTTTGCCGTTCAATTCATCCGCGGGCGCCGGCCCCAACACGAGGACGTGGACGACAACGATCTCGATTGGGAGACGGTCATCGAAGCGCCGTACACGACCTGGTCCGCGGCTGACGATGCCGCTCGTGACTACGAGGCCAGCTTTGACGGCACCCAGACCTTCCGCGTGGTCGAGCTTCGGGTGCACCTTCCGGAGCCCGTCAAGGTGCGGCCCGAGTTCGAGGCACTACGGCTTGCGCTCACGGGGCGCGCATGAGCGCCATCGACGAGCGTGTGACCGAGGCGGACAAGGCCATCGTCGAGGCCGCCATCGAGTGGTTCCGGGTACACTGGCCAGACACCCGTAGCGTGGCCGAGTACAACCTGGCAGCGGCCGTGATGACCAAGCTCGACACCGAGCATTCCCTTCGAGTCGCCGCCGCACACGAGGCCAAGCCATGAGCGGCCCCCGACACTTCCGCGAGCACAAGGCCCAGCAACGCTTTTCCCGAAATATGCAGTTGCTCGATCTGGAACTCGCCGTGGGCACCCCGCGCCGGCACCTCGACGTGCTGGTCGAGTTGCTCGAAGTCCTCGTCGAACAATGCGGCAACAGCATCCAGACCGACGCCTTCCGCTCCGAACTCTCCCACGCCAAACGCCGGGTCGCATCCCGCGGCAACCTCAGACTGGTACAACACCGATGACCACCACCCGCCGCTTCCGTGACGAGTCCATCCCCACCAACGTGTGCTGTCCCAACGGCTGCACCGTGCGCATCAACGCGGCCGTGTTCGAGGGCTACAACGCCCTGTGCGGCTGCTACGATGGCGCGGAAGACTCGGGGCCGCAATTGATTGGCTACGGCAAGACGCCGGCCGAAGCCCTGGACGCTTTCCTCGAGCGCGAGGAAGAACTGCAAGAGGTCTGGTGGTGGCTGACATCGCTCGACCTGCTCGTTCGCGCCGAGAGCCTGGCCACCCGGGACTGGCGCGTCATCGATGGCGTTTATGGTCCCGTCTCGCAACCGAGCGCGGCGGCGGGCTGACGCTCGGCTTTACTTCTCCAAACACCAAACACCCAACCCGAAAGGCTCAGCCCATGGCACAGCAATTCAAAGCGACGATTACCGAGTTCGAAGCGGACGACATCCGCGCCTTTTACGATTCCGTAGTGCTCCGCGTGTGGCATCTCGGCGGCAAGCCCCGCACGTTCAAGATTGCCCAAAAGCCACAACAGATTGTCACCGAGTTCCGTAACGAGACCCGCACGCGCGCGGTGCTCACCCTGGTGGACCGGGACGGCGTGGTGCAGCTGCCGTTCGAGCTCAACCCCACGAACCGCAAGACGATTAGCACGCTGTACGGCACCAAGCCGAGCGCGTGGGCGGGCAAGTTCATTACACTTTACCCGACCACGACCGAGATGGCCGGGCAGACCGTCGACTGCATCCGTGTGCGCCCGACCGTCCCTGGCACCGAGGCCAAGGCGGCCAAGCCACGAACGAACAAGCAAGGCGCCAACGTGCCACAACCCAAAGCGGACACGGCCCAGAGCGAGCCCGCCGAGAGCACGCGCGAACCGGGCGACGACTCCACCGAATCGCCCGATAGCGAGCCGCCCGTGGGCGCCCTCACCACCGACGCTGCAGCCGACTCCACCACCGAATACGGAGCTTGAAAAGACATGGGCCTCGCACTCGTTCAGCAGCCATCCGCTCCCGCCCTCACCCCCGAGCCGCTCCGCTTCTCGCGCTTGAAGCGCATGGGTAAGAGCGCCATGCACTACGCCGATGAGACGGCGTGGGAAGAGACGGGGCCCATGCGCAAGGGCACGGCGCTGCACTCGTTCCTGCTCGGCGGCCGCGCCATCGTCATGTACGAGGGCCGCCGGGACCCGCGCATGGCCGCGTGGCGAGACTTCCAGGCCGAGCACGCGGGCAAGGTCATCCTGAGCCCGAAAGAACTCGGCGCGGTCGGTGGCATGCGAAAGAGCCTCGAACGGCACAAGCGCGCGCGCGAGTTGCTCGATGACGGCGTGCAGGAAAACCGAATCGAGTGGGACCTGGCCGGTCGAGCCTGTGCCGGAACACCGGACGTCATCCGTCCGAAGAACGGTCGGAAACGCCTGGTGGAGCTCAAGACCGGCAACACGTCCGCGCCGGGCCTGTTCAAACACAAGGCCAAGGGCATGGGCTACCACGCTCAGGTGGCCTGGTACGCGGACGGGTGCGAGCGGACCATGAGCTACGAGCCCGGGGCCGTGACGGAGGTGTTCATCGTGGCCGTGGAATCGTCCTCGCCATACCCGGTCACGGTCTTCCGCGTGTGCGAAAGCATGCTCACGCTCGGCCGCAAACAATACCGCGCTTGGTTCGAGGCGGCCCGCAACTGCGAGCACGCGGATCACTTCCCAGCCTACGCGGAAAATGACGTAGACTGGGAGGATGAGGAGGGCGACGGGGACGGGCTCGATTGGAGCGACGAGTAAGGAAAAGCCCGGGCCCTTCGGGGCCCTAGCCCGCTCTGAGCTGTCAAGCGCGTGCCCCAGGTGGTCGACACACGGGGGAGTGCAGGCACGGGGCGGGCTAGGGCCAAGCAAGGCCAGCAAACGAAAGGCTAAAGACAGTGGGAAAGCGCAACACCGTAGTAACCAAGCCAACCGTGGCAACCGAGCCGAGCGAGGCGCACTTCGACGAGAGCGAGCCGAGCGACCCGATGCAGTTCGAGCAGGCCTCGCTCGGTCGGGAGATGGCGGCTCTCGGGCGAGTGAGCGTGCCGACGGTGCTCAACCCCGAGGCCATCGGCAACCCGAACCTGACCCCGATCGTCCAGCTTCCGCCCGACATGGCTCAGGCACTGGTCGACTCGGGTCAATGCGCGCGCGTGTCGACACCCAAGCCCGCCGCCACCCGCCCCCGCCGCGTGAGCGCGGAAGCGACCAAGGCCGAGACGCGCCTCATCAACCTCGAACGCGCCACCCAGGCCAGCATCGCCGCCTGCACCGCGGGCTGGGCTGCCAAGCGCCAGGCCCTCATCGCGTCCCTGCCCCACGACGTGCAGGGCATGCTCTTGGCCGGCGGCGTCATCACGGACGATGACCTGGAAGGGATTCGACCGCTGTGACAGGCTTTGCCACGCGCCTGGCTCGGCTCGAGGCACTGCACACCCATGAGCTCGCCGGCATGGCAGCGGACTACGAGCGGGACAGCCTCGCCCCGTCCCCCGACTACAGCACCATGGAGACGCTCCCGCCGCCGGCCCCTGACACGTGCGGGTGCGAGGAAGCCGTCTCGCTCCGGGCCCGGCTCGTTCAGGCCGAGCGCCGCGCCATGCTTTGGCACAAGCTCGCGCGCATGAAGCACCGGCTCTTGCACGTGAACGACCACGAGCGGTGCGACTCGCAGCTGACGAGGCCGGTGCCATGACGGAGCCGAACCGGACCCACTGTTGCCGAGAGCCCGTGGACCGTGGCGATGGGCGCTACTGTAACGAGTGCCTTTCGCGGCCATGCCGGTGGGCGGACTCGCTTGGGCCATTCCCGGAGACTGACCTGGAAACCAAGCTACGCGCCGTCATGGCCGAAGCCGACGAGTGGGGCACCGTGGCGGACTTCGAGCGGTCCTTGCGCGAGCAGGGCTTGCACGTCGTGACCGCGGCTGAGAAGGCCAGACTGGACGCGCTCGATGCCGTGCCGGCTGATGTCCTCGACGACTGGCGCGCCTTCACGGTGCACGTCCGGCATATCCCCGCGTGCCACGATCTGGCAGTGGCCGTGCTCGCCCGGCGAAAGGCCACACCATGACATCCGCCGCCCACGCTACCCCCATCACCAACACCCCGGTGCAAGACGCCGTCCGCGCGTACACGGCCCGGGGCTTCCGTTGCGTGCCCCTCTACGGTGTCGACGACCACGGCAATTGCATGTGCGGCAACCCGTCGTGCAAGCCGCGGGACCACGGAAAGCACGAGCCGCCCGAGACCGACGGCACCTGGAAGGACGGGCGCACTTTCGGCCCCGAGGACTTCCGCGCAACGGACAACGTGGCCATCGCGCTCGGCCCCTGGAAAGCCAAGCATGGGCAACACTCGTGGCTGGTCTGCCTCGACATGGACGGCACCGATGACGCGCGCGTGTTCTTTCCGAACCTGCCCCCGACGCTCACGCAGAAGAGCCAGCACGGGCTGCACCTGTTCTTCACCGTCCGCGAGTTCGAGCCGCTCGGCAATTGGGTCGATTGCTTCGGGACCAGGGCCGCCGGCTTCCAGCTCGATCTCAGGTACGCCCGCGGCCGTATCGTGGTCGCACCATCCCGGGGAGCTTGGGGCCGCTACGAGTGGCAGGACTGGCGCGCTCCCGTGCCCTTGCCGAGCGAGGCTTTGAGCGCCATCTACGGGCAACGCCAGACCCGCGGCTTGCCCGTGCTCGAACGGTGGGAGCGGGGGAGCAAGGCGCCGTGAGCCGACGTAGCAAGAAACGCGAGCCGTGGCGCTTCCAGGGCTGGCAACGCGGCTTCATGGCGGCGGCTCGTCATCTCGACCCGGCCATGTTGCGTCCCCGGGCACGTTGGCGCGGGATGCTGCAGGCCATGAAACGCAAGCCACGCGAGCCGTACGAGATGCGCGTCGTGGCCTTTCCGGGCCTCGTGGGCATGTGCGTGCACCGGCTCGGGAGCTTTTCGACCAGTGAGGCACCGTGAACGAACTCGCCAAGGCCATCGAGCGCATGCTCCAAGCATCGCGTAAGTACGACACCGCATGGGACCCGCCCCACAATCCCAACCCGATCGTGTGGGTCACCGGCATCGTGGTGGCGGACGAGGCTTTCGATACGGCACTGGACGGCTACCTCAATCACACGGGTGGGCAAGCGGACGATCCGAACTGGTTCGACATCCTGACCTGCAACGGCCCGGTCCGCATCTATCGGCAAAGCGGTCTGTCCACATGACCAACACCCGTCGCCGGGAGCTCGAGCGCGTGGAAGGTGCTCGCCTGACACCCACCGAGCAGCGAGAGGGCTGGCACTTCTGCCCGGAGTTTGACGAGGACCTCATCCAGGGCGAGGACACCCCCGGTCAGGTCCGGTGCGGCTGGTGCGGCTTTGACGGGGGCGCGGTGACGCCATGAGCTACGCCCGCCGCGGCTACGCCTTCCTCGGGCCCGAATACGCCTCCGACGTCTACGTGTACCATCACACGAGCGGGGACTTCTGTTGCGACGATTGCCCACGGCTCGGCCACCACTTCGAGCCGACCGCGCTCACCATGGCGGTCCATCTCGTCGACGACCGGGCAGCGGGCTACACCGTCCAGCAAGACACCATCGACGAGCTCATCTGGGAGGCGGAAAACAAGGACTGCCCTGGCGAAAAAACCACTCCCGTTTCAGGCGCGCGCGCGAAATGACCCCCCGGCCCCTCCCGCCTATCCCAAGGACGGGCCCGATCCTGGAACGTCGCACACTTTCTCACGCCACCCGCGTCTAGGAACTTCCCGCGTTCCAAGGCCCGCCCCACCCCGGCACCCTGAACGCCCGTCTGAAATTGCGCCGCGGCCCCGCCCCGTGCCCTCTACGCGGGCGCAAATATTCCGTTCAGTAAGGGTGATGCAACGCCTTGCCGCTCTTCTGGTTCTGACCCTCGCCGCGCTCGTGGGCTGCTCCGCCCCGGTCGAGCCGAGCCCCGAGACGGCTAGCGTCGAGGCAGCCCAGAGCGCCCCTGAGCCCGCCCCGCTGCCGTGCGGGACCGTGTTCACGCCCGACCCTGAGCTGCTCGCGGACGTGACCGCCGCGGCCGCTCGCTGGTCCGTCGCCACCGGGTGCGATATCCGGGTGGGTCAAGGTGGCACCCGCGTCCGCCTCGTGAGCGAGATCAACGACAACGGCACGCTCCGCCCCGGGCTGACCCATTACGAGGCCGACGGCGTGACCCTGGTCATCGACGTCATCGCGGCCCGATCGGCAGCCGTGCTCATCCACGAGATGGGCCACGTGCTCTTTCCGCGCCCTGGCCACGTCGAGGGCGAGACGGCGCTGATGTCGCATGCCGGCGGCAACGGCCGCATCACGGCGGCGGATCTCGAGTACGTGTGCGCCGGCTACGGCTGCACGGTGTTCGTGCTCGAGGCGTGAACGCGTCCGGAGCGCCTACGTCAAACTTGACGGCGTCACATTTGACGTAGGCCGGGCCCGGCGGTAGGCTACGGGGCCAACATGCCGGGCCCGCTGCCGTGATAGCTTGGGCGTCGCTCGCCCCCTACGTCCTCGTAGCCGCTGGCTTCGGGGCGTGGATGCATTGGCGCTTCCGGCAGCGCCGCCGCATGTGGGCGCCCTTCCGTGACGGGCGGCGCCGGTGAGCGACGACGACGTGCTCCGTGAGGTCAAGCCCGTGACCAGCGATGACGTGCCCAAGGTGCTGCACGAGGCGCTCAGCCTGGCCGTGCAGGGCAAGCTCCGGGGCGTGGTGGTGTTCATGTCCTTCCACGGCTCGACTCAGCTCCGGCACGTGCAGGGCGGGCACATGAACCTGGCCGAGGTCAGCATCACCGTCGACCACTGGAAGTGGCAGCACTTCCTGAGCGAGCAAGCCGGGTTGGAGCGAGCCTGATGCCCGCCATCACGCTCTTCCCGTTCAACGGCGGGCTGTCCACGCACATCGATACGCGGCTCTTGCCCGATGGCGCGCTGAACGACGCCGTCAACGTGGAGCTCGACCGGCAAGGGCGGCTCATTGGGCGGGCGAAGTACACGGCGCAAGCCATGACCGTGCAGGGCGGCACCGCCATCTCGGCGGGCACGCTCGTCGCCTATGACCTGTTCTGCCTGAACGATCGGCTCTTCGCGCTCGCCGATGCGTTCGGCTTTGGCTTCGCCACCGACATCTACGAGCTCATGCCGAGTGGCACGGCCAAGCGTTGGCGCCCCACCTCGATCGAGGCGGCGGGTGGCGCTACCCCGCGCCTGCCACGGGCAACGCAGGTGCGGGACATGGCTCGCCCACCCGACGCCAAGGACAGCATCAGCAACATGGACGGGGCGGCGGGCGCGGGCTTTGCGGCGCTGGTCTGGAACCTCGACGCGAGCCCGAGCGTGAGCGTCAACGGCTACGTGCACATCGTGAGCGCGGCGAGCGGGGAGAGCGTGCTGTATGCCGAGATGCAAGCGGCCGGGGACGGGCCCGTTGCACTGCTCCGCGTGCTGGCGCTTTCAGACCGGTTCCTCTTCATCGGGCTAGACTTCGGCACGACCGGCATCGGGCTCTCGCGCTTCATCTACGCGACCGACGAGGCAGTGACGCTGGTTACATCGCACGTGACGGGCCTCACGGGCACGACGCCCGCGTTCAACGTGTGCAAGGTCGCTGGCTCTGACCAGTTCGTGGTCGTGTCCAACGTCGTTGGCACGGTGCACGTCCAGCGTTTCAGCAACGCGGGCGTCTTGCAGGTGCCAAGCGGCGGGGCCTACGCGGACATCGTGGCGGCAGCCACTTATCTGGCCGTGGAGGCGTCGAGCACCGCCAACCAGATAACCGTGGCCATGCTGGTCGGCGGCGAGGCCCGGCTCTTCTCGTACAACCTGAGCACCGGCGCGGCCATCGGCGTCGGCCCGTTCGTGCCCTTCACGGGGGAGACCAGTATCGATGTCGCCCTCGTGCGGGTGAGCTCCACCGTGCTCGAGGTGCTGAGCAGCGTGACGAGCGAGACCGCGCCCACGATCTTCTCGCGCCGCTACACGGTCTCGACCAATGCGTTCGGCACCCTGCTCCGGGCCGTGACTGATTCGCAACTGGCAGCGTCGCCGGCCTTTCAGGGTGAGGTGTTCTTCGGCTCGCGCGCGGGGCTCGGCACCGTCGGCAATTCGCCCAACATGCTGCTCTCGCACGGGGACGACGATGACGAGGTGACGCCGCTGGTCGTCAAGGACTTCGAGGTTGCCGGCACCATGACCGCCAACCTCCTGCCCAGCATCAGCCAGGACGCGAGTACGGGCAAATGGTACTGGCCCACGGCCGCGGCCAACCCGGACGGGGACCTCGCTCCGGTGCTCACCGAGTTCGAGATGGGCAGCACCGCGCGACGCCAGACGGCCATCTACGGCAACCACGTCTTCATTGGCGGCGGCTGCCCGCTCGTGTTCGACGGGATTAGCGTGGTCGAGAGCGGCTACCTCGAACGGCCCCGCATCATCAGCCTGACCCCGAGCAACGGCGCGGGTGAGCTGCTCGGTGGCGGCACGTACCGCTACCGCTGCCATTGGGAGTGGATCGATAGCGAAGGTGACCTGCACCTGAGCCCGCCGAGCGCCATCACGAGCGTCGACCTGGCTAGCGCGCATGACACGGTGGCGGCGGTCGTTACGACGCCGCACAGCATGCGTTGGAACCAGGGCACCATCGACGGCACGGTCCGGTGCGTGCTGAGCCGCACGCTCGCCACCGTCTCGAACACGCCCGCCACGTTGCTCGGCACGGCCGCGCTCACCCCGCCGAGTTCATCGCTCGACACGCTGACCCTCAAGCTCTTCGCGCTGCCCGGCTTTACGTCATACACGGTCACGTTTTCGGCCGCCGCCATCACGGCCACGGTCGTAGCGAGCGAGATCAACGCCGTCACGAGCGCCAAGATTACGGCCACGAACGAGAATGAGTATTTGCGCCTGACGAGCGTAGCCTCGGGAAGCACGAGTTTCATCGGCATCCTCGGCACGGGCACCGCCAACGCCATCCTCGGGTTTGCCGCCAACCAAAGCGATCTCGGGGAGACCGAGTACACGGTCGGGGAGAACTTCCAGCGCGCGGCCGTCGCGTACACGGCGCTCGGCGGGTCTGCCGTGGCGTCCTACGTGACCATCACGGATCTCCGAAAAGACCAGTCCGATCCCATCCTGGACTCAGACCTCATCCGGCAGCAAGTCCTCTACAGCCAGGGCACGGCCTCGGGCGCGCACCATGCCCCGCCGCCCTCGGAGTGTCTCTGGGCAGGGCGTGAGCGGCTCATCGCGAGCAAGCAAGCCAAGCGCTCCCGCTACACGGCAAGCAAGCTCATCGTCCCGGCCGAGCCAGCCGAGTTCGCGAGCGAGGGCCTGCTCGCCTTCTCCGGCACGGTGGCGGGTGACATCGAGGCGAGTGCCATGCTCGGTGACACCATGGTGCATTTCACGCGCCGTCAGATCTGGTTCGTCACCGGCTCGGGCCCGGACCGCTCGGGGCAGGGGTCGTTCTTCGCCGCGCAACTCATCAGCAAAACCATTGGGCTCGCCACCCCCGACGGTTGGCGCTCCCTGCTCGAGGACGACCTCGGGCTCTGGTTCCAGGGCTCGGACAAGGAACTCTACCGCCTGAGCAAGGGCGGCGCCATCGAGTGGCTGGGCAAGGACGTA